AAGGAGGACTATATGAAATACTCTTGGTTATTCGGAGGTAGATAATATTTATAAAAAAAAGATTATGGGATTTGTAAACAGAAAAAAAAGTGGAGATAAGAAATTCAATGGGTCAAAATTGAATGTCCCAGGTCAGGGTATATCTACTACAAAAATTAGTCCTCCTGATAAAGTCCCATTCAAAAACAATAATACGAATAGTACAACTAATAATAATACATCAAATTAGGTAGAACTATTTAAAACAATAGAAATATATTTAAAATTTCTTTATGGAAAATAATCAAAATAATTTAACAGTTTGGCAAAGATTAACACAAGCATTCGGTCCTAATGCTTTACTTAATCAAGATTACCCAACTTATAGTTTCGATAGAAAGGAGTTATTAAAAACTAAATCAAAACAAGAATTTGATAAGGAATTACTCCAAGCACAACAAACTTACTACTTAGCAAATCAATGGACTAAGATTGAAAGTAACTTATACACTCAGGCTGTATATTACGAACCAACTAGATTGGCTTCGTTTTATGATTATGAATCTATGGAATATACACCCGAAATATCTGCTGCGTTAGACATTTATGGTGAGGAATCTACTACGGTTGACCAGAATGGGTATATGTTACAAATATACTCAGAATCAAAACGTATCAAGGGTATTTTAATAGATTTATTTTTGAATGTTTTAGATTTAAATACAAATCTACCAATGTGGACTAGAAATACTTGTAAGTATGGTGATAACTTTGTCTATCTTAAACTTGACCCTGAAAAAGGAGTTGTTGGTTGTATGCAATTACCAAATATCGAAATTGAACGTTTGGAAAGAGGTATGCCAGCGCAAGCAAGTAGACAAAACGTAGAAGAGCCAGCTGAAAACAAAGGACTAAGATTCAAGTGGAAAGCTAAAGATATGGAATTTAATTCTTGGGAAATAGCACACTTTAGATTATTAGGTGATGATAGAAAGTTACCATATGGTACATCAATGTTAGAAAAGGCAAGGCGTATTTGGAAACAACTATTGTTATCTGAAGATGCGATGTTAATTTATAGAACATCACGTGCACCTGAAAGAAGGGTGTTCAAAGTATTCGTTGGTAATATGGATGATAAAGATGTTGAACCATATGTACAACGTGTTGCAAACAAGTTCAAAAGAAGTCAGGTTGTTGATTCTCAAACAGGTAATGTGGATATGAGATTTAATCAAATGGCTGTTGACCAAGATTATTTCATTCCTGTACGTGATGCCGCTGCGGCAAGTCCGATTGATACATTACCTGGTGGTCAAAACTTAGGTGAGATTGCTGATATTGAATACATCCAAAAGAAACTACTTACTGCTTTACGTGTACCTAAAGCGTTTTTAGGTTTTGAAGAACCAGTTGGTGATGGTAAAAATTTATCATTAATTGATATTCGTTTTGCAAGAACAATTAACAGAATCCAAAAATCTATGGTTGCTGAGTTAAATAAGATTGCGATTGTACATTTATTCCTTTTAGGTTTTGAAGATGAATTATCCAATTTTACTTTAAGTTTAACAAACCCATCGAGTCAAGCAGATTTATTAAAAATTGACATATGGAAAGAGAAGGTCGCATTATATAAGGAATGTGTTACATCAATTGAGGGTATTGCACCAACTTCTGTTTCATGGGCTAAGAAACACGTTATGGGATTCTCTGATGAGGAAATCAAACTTGATTTACAACAACAGAGAATTGAAAAAGCTGTAGGTGCTGAGCTTACAAATACCGCAACAATTATAACAAATACTGGTGTGTTTGATAATGTTGATAAATTATATACTCAAACAACAGGTACAACATCAGGTGGGGCACCACCACCTCCAGGAGGAGCTGAAGGGGGAACTCCACCACCAGCAGGTGGTCCTGAAGGTATGGGTGAAACATTTAACAATAGAGATAATTTAAACATATTGTTGGAAAACGAAGGGATATTTGAGGAAATGAGTTTTATTGATTTGTCCAAAGCCAAAAATTATTTGGGGGAAATGGAGAGTCAACTAAGTAAACTCCTAAAAGATTAATATTTATTAATAAAAAAAATTATGAAATTTGGTATAATTAAATCGAAAATTGATAAGATTTTGTTGGAATCATTTTCCAATAAAAATGAATTTAAATCTGAACTTAAAAATTTTCAAAATACAATTTTAGAAAATAAAAATCTTACTAAATTATTTTGGATTTATGATGAATTAAAAAATAAATCAAACATAGATAGTACGATTGTTAACGACTATGTTAATGAAACTATTAACCAATACAAAAATATTGTGAGCAAAATTAACCCAAAGAAATTGAGGAAACTTGAACTATGGGTTGAGGGTGTTGATGTTGAAAACGAATATACTGACATTGACAATTTGTTTTCTGATAGTGTTCTAACTATTGAACAAAAAATTAATAGTAGAAAGAAAATAACAGAATCCCTTAAAAGAAAGGTTAAAAAAGAAAAAGAATCAATTAATTTACCAATATCAACAATGGTTAATATAGCAAATAAAACAATCAAAAACTACGTACAACAATTAGACGAAAACACTAAGGGTAAGTTGTTGAGATTTCTTTCTTCAGATGTTACTGAAATGGAATCTAAGTACAAAGTAGTTAAAGAAAGTGTTTTAAATAAACTAAGTAACATCAAACAAAATTCAGAAGAAGAAGTAGTCACCAAAATTGATGAAACAATTTCGAAGATTACAAATGAAAAGTTTGATAAATTGAATTTATTTAGATTGGAGGAATTGGATAATAGTATCTAATCTATTTTATTTTTGATTTTTTGAACATATTTTGCTTTGTTCAATTCAGTTCTTCTTTTGACTGAATTTTTAACAAATTCCTTTCTGTTTTTTAACTCAGTCATCAATTTGGTCTTGATAACTTTACTTTTAAAAAGTTTCAAGGCCTTTTCTATTGGTGTTTTATTATCGACTTTGATTATTAGCATATGATACAAATATTTGTTAAAACAATTTATTTTTGACTATTAAGTAAATATCCCCTATTTTTATGAAAAAATAAACTGAAAATGTTACAAATTAATGAAAAAAGGGAAAACCTCAAAAATACAAGGTTTTAAAATTGCAAAAGTTGTTTATGGTACTGTAGATTCGTTTGAATTGAACTCCATTTACCTAAACATACAAACATGGGTAGAACCAAAAGAAGACGTAGAGAATTGGAATAGAGTTGTTTTGAATCTAAGTAGAAGTATCAAACATACAATTTATCACAATATAAACAAAGAATTATTCAACGAAAATTTTATTGTGGACTTAGATTTAAGGTCGAGTGGTATAAACTTAAATAAAAAATCTTTTCTCAACTTAGAAATAAACTTTTTTACAAAACAACCTTACTTAGATTTCAAATCTTCTGAAATAAAGGATTGTTTGAAAAACATCACAAAAGACGTTTTCAGAGAAAACTTTCACAATAACAAATATTTTTCATTTACCTTAACCAAAAAGGATAAAAATAACTCTTCAGAAATATAAAACTATATTTGATTTATATTTATATAGTAAAATTCAAATATGAACTTAGAAGTAATCAAACCAGGACACGTGGGTAAAGGTATATTAATCGAATATGATGCAGGTTATGTTTCTCCTTCAATGGATGAAAATGCCAAAATAATAAAAGAATCTAAAAACTTTTTAGACCACTCCAAACCATTCGAATTTTATGCTGTATTACAAAAATATAACACCCCAAATCGTAATGGAAGAGTTTATCCTGAAAGAATCTTAAAAAGAGAAGCAGAAAACTACAAAAAAATGATTGCTAAAGGTACTTCATTGTCTGAGTTAAATCACCCTGAGTCCTCCTTGATAGATTTAGATAGAGTTTCTCATATTATTACTGAAGTATGGTGGGAAGGACCTATATTGATGGGTAAACTAAAATTACTAACCTCACCAGGTTTTCACGAGAGGGGAATAGTTTCAACAAAAGGAGATATGGCTGCGAATTATCTCAGACAAGGAGTTACGTTAGGTATTTCATCTCGTGGTGTTGGTTCACTTAAAAAGGTTGGGGAACAGAATGAAGTACAAGATGACTTCGAGTTAATTTGTTTTGACTTAGTATCTTCACCATCAACACCAGGGGCTTACCTTTTTATAAATAAAGAGGATAGAGATATGTACGCTGAAAACTTAGACGAAGATAAAAAAATGGCTATAGAAAGAAATGTTGGTGAAAAAGGTAACGCTACTCTTGATTTAATGAAAAAATTGGCTAAACTTGGGTATTAGTTAAATTAAAAAAATCATTAAGATATGGAAGATGGACAAAAGTATTTTGTAGCAAAAATTGCCGAGGATTTAGTTGATGAAGAATCAGGTAAAGTAAAAAAAATAAAATTAGAAAAATTAGTTCTTGGTTACAATCCCACAGATGTTGAAGCAAAAGTAACTAAAATCTATGAGCACTATACACAAGATTGGCGTATTACCGCAATAGTCGAGAGTAAAATAGATGAAGTAATTGAATAATTTTTTTATCTAATTAAAAAATAAAGGAGGACTTTGTTCCTCCTTTTTTCATTTTATAGATTTTGGGGATATTTATAAATAAACTTTTTTGGGTTTGTTTATAACTCTACAAAAGTTTTTTTAAAGTATTAACATATTTATAGAATAAAAATACAAAAAACCAAAAATGGCTGAAGAAAAAAACATTTTAGAAGAGGCAATCATTCAAATGAAAAATTTGGAAGAAGCGGTTGCTGAGAATGCAAAAGGAATACTTGGTTCAGTAATGAGACAAGAAATCAAGGAATTAGTAAAAGAATCTCTTAACGAACAAGAAGACGAAGAAGAGGTTGATTCAGAAGAAGAAGAATCTGACATTGCTGATGTTGAATTCGATGACGAAATGGATGATGAAGACATGGAAGACGAAATGGACGATGAAGACGAAATGGATGATGAAGACATGGAAGACGAAATGGATGATGAAGACATGGAATTTGAAGACGATGAAGAAATGGAAGATGATGAAGATGTTACAATTGATTTAACAAATGAACCAATCGAAAACGTAATGAAAGTATTTTCAAGAATGAAAGATACTGACAAAATATCGGTGGTTGAAGATGGTGAAGGTAACATTGAACTATCTGATGATGAGACTAATAAAGAGTATTACATTGTACGTGAAGGGTTAGATATGGATGAAGAAATGTATGAAATGGATGAACCAATCTATGAACTCGAAATGGAAACTGACGAAGAAATGGATGACATGGATATGATGGAAATGGATGACATAGATATGATGGAAATGGATGACATGGATATGATGGAAATGGATGACATGGATATGATGGAAATGGATGAACCAATCTATGAAATCGAAATGGACGAGGAAATGGATGATTCTATGGACGAGGAAATGGATGATTTAATGGAAGCAAAGAAAGCCAGAAAACCGAAAGGAGTTGGTATTGGACACGGACCTAAATTTAACTATGGAAAGGTTATGGACTTCCCAACAAAGAAAATGAAAAAGGGTGATGAAGCACCATATACTGGTAAAGGACCGAAGTATGAATTCGACAAAAAATCACCAAGTTTACAAGGTGAATTTAAGGAGGGTAAATATGGTATGAACAAAGGCGATAAATCAAAAACTCACAAAGGTGAAGAAGATTATACCGGAAAAAAAGGTATGAAATCAAAAACTCACAAAGGTTCAGATTTTGAAAAAAGGGAAACTAAAGAAGCTTCAAGAACACTAGGTAATGGTAAATATTGGGGTAGAGAAGGTCTTCCAAAACCAAAAGCAGCACCACGTCATATCAGAAAAGAATCTATCGAATCTCAAGAAGTAAATTTACTTAGAGAAAAAAATGAGGAATACAGAAAAGCATTAAACGTTTTCAGAAATAAATTAAATGAAGTTGCAATATTTAATTCAAACTTAGCTTATGCGACAAGATTGTTTACAGAACATTCAACTTCAAAACAAGAAAAAATTAACATTCTGAAAAGATTTGATGGTGTAGAAACTCTTAAAGAATCAAAAAATCTTTACAAAATTATTAAAGACGAATTAACTCCTTCTACAGGAAAACAAGTTAATGAATCAATCGAAAGAACAATTCAAAAAAGTCCTTCAAATGGTTCATCAATTAACTTGATTGAGTCAAAAACTTACGAAAATCCTCAATTCCTTAGAATGAAAGATTTAATGTCAAAATTAAAATAAACAATAAACTGCAAACTAAACTAAAAAAAATAGAAAATGGGAGCATTATTAGAATCGGGTCTTGTTGGTAATATTGGTTTGAAACACCTTAAAGTTATCAAAGAAGATACTATCAACAAATGGGATAAATTAGGATTCCTTGAAGGTCTTAGAGGCCACCTAAAAGAAAACGTAGCTCAGTTATATGAAAACCAAGCTTCTTTCTTAATCAATGAAGCAACTTCTGATGGAAGTTCAGGTTCTTTCGAAACTGTTGTATTTCCTATCGTAAGAAGAGTTTTCTCTAAATTGTTAGCTAACGATATCGTATCTGTACAAGCTATGAACTTACCTATTGGTAAATTGTTCTACTTCGTACCTAAAATCCAAGGTTACACTGGTGCTACTTACCCTTCAGGTAACTTCAATGCTGGTGATAGTGGTCAACACTACGCACCTGTAGGAAGTCCTGGTAACTATCCTGGTGATACAAGTGCTGGTTATGGTACAAGTACTGGTGCTTATGCAAAAAATCTTTATGATTTATTCTATGAAGGTAATGAAGCTGCTTTAGACCCTCCTGGTTTATTTGATTATTCAAAAGGTCGTTGGTCTGCTATTACTCAAACAGCTACTGTTCAAGTTTGGAGTAGTGGATTACTTACTGATGCAACATCTCAATATCCAGCAACAACTAACGTAAGAAAAGTAATTATCAAAATGTGTGGATTTGCTGACACTGGTGTTGGTAAACTTATTGCACCTGATGGTAATGAAATTGATACTGAGGCATTCTTATCTGATTTAAGAGTATATGCAACAGCCGCTCAAGCATCTTCACCTTTCAGTGCAACAACTCCTTGTAATGTTATTTACAATGCTGCTGGTACAAGAAACTCATTATTATTCCGTGTTGTAACTCAACAATATGGTAAAGGTATCGTTTCTCCAACTTCAACTAATACTAAAACTACTTGGCCTTCAAATGGTGGTGGTACTTACAATGACATTTGTAGTCAAGATGGTTGTATCTACTTAGAGGTAGACCTTTCTTGTCCAATATGTGCTGATTGTGGTTCTGACTCTTTAGATGGTTACACAGGTACAACTTTGACTGGTACACTTTCAGGTACTGCATTCACAACAGTATTTAGAAGATACGAAGAATTAGAATTTGAAGACAAAATTGGTGAAGTTTCTTTCGACCTTGAATCAGTAACTGTTTCTGTAACTGAAAGAAAATTAAGAGCTCAATGGTCTCCTGAATTAGCACAAGACGTTGCTGCATTCCACAACATCGATGCTGAAGCTGAATTAACTGCTCTTCTTTCTGAGCAAGTTGCAGCTGAAATCGATAGAGAAATCCTACGTGACCTTAGAAAAGGTGCTGCTTGGAATCTAAGATGGGATTACAACGGATGGAGAAGAATTAGTGCTACTACTTCTTACACTCAAAAAGATTGGAATCAAACGTTGATTACTGCTATCAACCAACTTTCTGCTCAAATCCACAAATCAACTCTTAGAGGTGGTGCTAACTGGATTGTTGTGTCTTCTGAGGTTTCTGCAATCTTTGATGACTTGGAATACTTCCACGTATCAAATGCTTCTCCTGACCAAGACCAATACAATATGGGTATTGAAAGAGTAGGTACATTAGCAGGTAGATACCAAGTATATCGTGACCCTTACTTCCCACCTAACCAAGTGTTAATTGGACACAAAGGTACGTCACTTCTTGATACTGGTTACATCTATGCTCCGTATGTTCCACTTCAATTGACTCCAACAATGTATAATCCATTCAACTTTACACCAATCAAAGGTATCATGACTAGATACGCTAAAAAAATGGTGAACAACAGGTTCTATGGAAGAATTACAGTTGATGGTGTTAGAACATTCGACTTACAAGAATTGAGATAATCAATCTTAGTTAATATTGACGAGAGGGACAAGTTTTTGTCCCTTTTTTTTTTATTGATTATTGAAATAATCAACTTTATGTTTATATTTATCTTATATGAAAAAGATACAATTAGATAAACAAATAGTTAACGAAATAATAAGGTTATACAATGACGAAATGTTGGGTAGTCCCAGTATATCCGAAAGATTGGGTATTAATAAACATATTGTATTACGTATATTAAAAGAAAACAATGTGAAAGTTGGTGTCCCTGGTAAAAAGTTCAAAGGAGGTAAAAAAGCCACATATAAAAGAACTTATGAAAAATACAAAGAGAAGAAAACGATTTATCACAAAGAATGGCAAAAAAATAATAGGGATAAATTAAATTCATATCATAAAGAATGGAGAGAAAATAATATTAATAAACATCGAGAAAAAAAACGAGAATATCAAAAACACAAAAGACATACTGACCCAATTTATAAACTCATCTCTAACTTTAGAACTGCAATATACATAGTACTTAAAGAAAACAATTTACAGAAGTACGGACACTACTTTGATATCTTGGGTTACTCACCTGAGGAACTTATTGTACATTTACAAAAACAATTTAACGATGGGATGAATTGGGATAACTATGGTGAGTGGCATATTGACCATATTAAACCAATATCATCGTTTATATTTGAGAGTAGTGGAGATGATGAGTTTAAGAAGTGTTGGTCGTTAGAAAATCTTCAACCAATGTGGGGAATAGAAAATATTAAAAAGGGTAACAAGTTTTCATAGATTAATGATATTTATAAAGAAAGATTTTTATGAATAAGAAGTTATATTTTTTGAATGAATCCGAAAGAGAAAGGATTTTGAATTTACACGAAAACAGAACCAAAAAACAATATCTGACTGAAAATATCTTTTCCGACTTATTTAAAACTTTAGGAACAGGTATTATTACAACAGGTTGGGAAAAATTTCCGTGTGTTGTACAATCTAAAAATGTTAAACCAATTTTAAGAAAGGATAATACAGTTATGTATGATGGAAGTGGTTTTTTATGGTTTGGGAATGGTAGAAGGATGAATAAAACAACTAAAGAAATGTCAACTTATTATTGTGGTACTGATGGAAAGATACAGATTACACCAGTAACAAGTGGAACTAATATTATTGGAATGGGGAAAGTCATAAATAGTGTAAAACCACAAATACCTGAAGTTTTAAAACTTGCAGGTTTGAGTGGTACCGATTTAAGTCAGGAAAACATAAACAAACTTTATGATATATTATCAAAGAAATAGAATATGAAACAAATAAGAATTGATAAAAATGATAAATTAAGAATATTAAGTTTACATAACAAAAATATTTTGGCTGAACAAACAACAGAAAATAAATCTATCGCAGATATTCAAAAACTTTTGGGGTTAAAAGATGATAATCAGTTCGGGCCACAAACCTTAGCCGCAATTAAAACTAAGTTAGGACAACCTGATAAAGTGACAACAACACCTACTATAACGACAAGTTCTACTGAGACAACTAAAACAGATTTACCAAGTGACTTTGGACAAATTAAACCAATAGAAATGTCACAAATGAAAGTTGGGGCATTAACTACTGATGGTGGTAAAGTGACTGGGGTCGCAACTTCAACAGTTCAAGGTAAACCTGAGGAAAATGCTTCAGATGCTATAGATTCTAAGAATCCTTAGTTTCTTTACTGGAGAGTATTCTAATAGATTTTGAAATTACTTCAACTTCACCAATTGAATATACACCTGACATATATGCGTATTTTACAGCTTGTACTAACATAAAGATTGCTTGTTCTCTATCCATTACATCGAGTAATGTTTGTAAGTGGTCATCAGTTAATAAAGGAACACTATTAAATAATTTACCGAATAATTCTTTTTCTTCCATAAAAATAATATACAAATGATAGATAAGATTGTCAAGAAATTAAAACAAGAGATTTTAAAAGAAGCCACTTCAGATTCAAGTGGAGCTCGTGGTTCATTTGTTGTACCATTGAGACCAGGAAAAAGAATATTTGATAAATCACAACTTGCACCTTTTAATGAACCCGCATCCAAATATTTTAGTCAGAAATTGGCAACAGATAGTTATGATGGGTCAATGGAGACACCAAAAAAAGAAATAAAAAAATTAGAATCAATCGCAAAAAAGGTATCAATATATGCAAAAAATAATCCTGTAAGAAATGATGATGATGGTGATGTAATTAATCCATTTCCAGGTCACAAAATCAAAAGACCATCAAAAAATGAAATTAACCAACCATTCAACAAAACAATTAAAGAGGTAACCTCAGGTTATGGTGGTGAGTACAATGCACCCATAGAATTGGGTATGAAAAAATGGAAAAAAGAATCTTTAGCCCCATTTACAGAATTTGTTGATACTGAAGTTAATAACAAAAGTATTAAATCAACTACCAAGGATAATATCAAACGTGTAGTTGGAATGTGGGAAAAGGGTAATGACAATACTTACAAGATTGATACCCACAATGTTCACACAATGAATGAATGGAGTTATGAAGAAGCCCCAATTTTGACTGAAGATTTGGCCGTATGGTTTGGAACAAAGAAAAAACCCAAGGGGTCAAAACAACCTAAAGGACCTTGGGTTAACATATGTAGAAAAGTAGATGGTAAACATCCTCCTTGTGGAAGAAGTGAAGCTGATACAAAAGGATATCCCAAATGTAGAGCAGCTGGTGTTGCTGGTAAAATGAGCGCATCTCAGAAACAAGCAGCTTGTGCTCAGAAACGTAGGGCTGAAAAGAAAGACCCAAAGTTAGGTACTGGTAACAAACCTACGATGACATCATACAAACCAAAGAAAAAATAATTATTTAGAAGGGGTTAAATCAGATAGTGATTTAACCTTTTTTATTATGTTTTCTAATGAGTGTTCTATTTGTGACATTATTTGGTCTTCGTACTCTTGTCTAATTGTTTCCACTTTTCCATCATACATTTTTGATAATCTTTCCCAATTTCTATCACCAACAACAACATCATAGTGGTACACGTGATTTGTGATACTGATTGTTCCGTGGTCTAAGATGCAAAACAAATCTAATTCTGCATTTTTGATATAACGTTTTCCACTTAAAGGTGCTAACAAGAATTTTGATTCGGGATGTGTAATAAGTGAACGAGCAATTGACATACACATTTTTTGGGTTTCTGAGATTTTTTCTTTTTTGGCTACACTTTTACTATTCCAAGTTAACCATTTGACATAGATTCTTTTTGTGATTCGTTTGATGAACTTTTCCATATGATTGTTTATTTTTTGATTGAGTACAAATATATGGATAGGTTTTGATAAAACAAAAAAAAAGGTAGAAAATAATTCTACCTTTTTAATAATTTATAATTTAACAATAAGGTGGGGAACAACGTTTCTTTCCATCTAATCCTTTCATTTTACCTTTACAAACTTGAACGGCAAAACCGTTCGCATAAGCGGAGGGGTACACTTTGAATTTGGATTTAGCTGCAGCTTTTCCTCGACTACATAGTTTTGTACCAGTTTTCTTTTTCCCTTCCATCATAACCATTTCTTCGTCTTCTTCATAGTCATCATATTGAGTTTCATTCATCATAAAATCAAATACCTGACTTAGATTTTCTTTTGCTACTGTTATATGGTCATCAGCCCAATCGTGACCACCTTTTAGGATAGCTTCAACTTCCATAGGGTCTAACTCTAATAATAATTGAGCTTGTCTTATCATTTGTTCTAAGTTTGAAAAGAACATATAGTTTTGGATTTGTCCATAATCCTTTTCATTAACTATTTTTTTAACTAAGTTGTTAAGTTGTGATTCTGTAATTCTCATATTTTTTTAATTATTTAATCCATTAGGTCCTCCCAAAACAACTGCGTTCATTTGGATGACAGGTTTATTTTGGGCATCAGACCAAACTGGATGAGGTGTTTGGACTGTACGAGTAGTACCAGAACACTCAACACAAAGTAAATATTCTGTGTTTGCACTTGTGGCACTTAATGGGTAAGTATATGTAGGCATATTTTTTATTTATAAATATCGTTGTTTAATTATTAAGACCATTATGTCCTCCTAATGTTACTGCATTTAGTTGTATTACTGCTTGTCCTTGACCATTTGTCCAAGTTGGGTGTGGTGCTGTAACGGTCGTAGTTGTATATCCACTTCCATCGTAACACACATTACAAATAGCCGATTCCGTACCTGCTGAAAAACCATATAAACAAGTGTCACAATCAGGAAAAGACGCTGTACTAAGAAACTCTAATGTATAGAAAGTAGTAAGAAGATAATCCTCAAGTGAAATTTGACCAAAGGTTCTGACTTTGAAACAACCAACAAAACTATCATATCTACCTGTTGCTCTAATAAAATAAGCACTCTCAATAGTTGGAATTTCCCCAAATTCTGATATGTCAACAGACAAAATGGTTGCACTATCACAAGATTCTAATTGAACAATCGTATAATTATTAACTAAACATTCATAACAAGAATTATATATTGTATTTGCAGTAATTGATGCCATAGGGTCATCAACATCTGTTATTGTTAAACAAACCCTCGTTGCTAAATTTGGGTCTGGGTCATTCCACGCTGATACTATATCACCATTTACCAATGCTAATCCATTGAAAAAAACTGAATCTGTACTTAATATATCCTGACACTGAATACTATTTGCCATATTTTTTAGTTATAATAATTATTTATAGTTCACAATTTGGAACTTGATTTGTCTTTTATAAGTATTAACCTCCCTACTACTTTCAACTTTAATATCAATAAAGTATTCATTTGGTATTTTATCTCTGGTATCAAATATAAAGTAGTATTCATTTGGAGTTCTGTTAATTGCTGTCCAATCTTGAACTTGGACTTCTGTTTGTCCCTCTCTGACATATACACGATAGTAAGCACTTACTTTTGGTAATAATCTGTTTGTGGTATATGCTTGTTTGATAATAACCCCAACCTTTCTAATGTCTGTATTAAATATTTTTTCATCTTGTTTGATACCATAATAATCAAAACCATATATTTTGGGGTCAACTGAGTTTGTTCCAATTGTAAATGTGTTTTTGAATGGTTGGAGTGTAAAGTCATTAAGTACGTTAGGTAGTGGGAATCCATTATAAAATAGATTTGTCCATCTATCAGAGAATGTACAAGGAGTTTTGTAACCAATAAGTGGCGGTATAACAACTTCGTAAACACCTTGTGTTCTTTGACAACCAGTGATAGCTGATAAACTTGGAATAACATTACCTGAATTGTCTAAGATTGAAACTATAGGATTTGAATCTAAATTAATTGGATTACCATCTTCATATAGATACAAATATAACTTGTTAACTTTACCCAAAGTGAAACTATTTCTATCATCTTGAATAATATCATTGTAATTCGTTTCTAAAAATGGTTCGTAGAAAGTTTGAGTATGTCTTGTGAAAAATTGAACTTCATAAGTATCTGTTAATCCTGATAGTAATTCAACTTGAGGTAAATAGGCAATCCCCCAACCTGTCACACCAGTAATTGCTCCATTAAGAATATTGTTGATTTCGTTTGTCATATCAAAAGATATGTTTTCATCTCCAAATTCAAAATGTTGGGTTGCTACAATTGTGAGACCACTATAAGGTGTTGCTCCTGAATTTCTATTATTATATAAACCTGGTGTTTCCCAATCATTTATAGTGGTTCTTTGAATCCAATTTGATGGTCTTTCTGAAAAGTTTCTATCTAAATCACTGAATTCATATAACAAGTCAGCAAAATCATAACCAACACCCTCATCCCAATATTGTGGTTGAGCTGGGTCATTATCTATATAAGGTATTCTAAATAAGAACAAATCAAAAGATGTTGCTCTCATTCTAGTCTGTGACGTTGTGGTGTTGAGTAATTCTTTATTGAAATTTGATGTATTGGTCATTCTAAGGGTATGTACCATACTATTAGTACATCCAGTAGTAATTGTACCATTCGATATTTTTTGTCTCAATAAAGTCAAATCTAAATCAAAAATGAATCTACTATAACCACTTGGAAATTGTGATATAGCTGTAGCTCCGAAAAATAGTTCTGTAACAGGATTTCTTCCAGTGTTTGTGTAACTATTGGAAATTATTGTATTATTTCTACTGAAATAAGAATTATGAATTGACATTTATCTTTTATTAATAAATATCAATTAATTCGGATATTTCCATTTAGAATTGTATTTGATGCGTCAGCTAATAATTGACCTATTTCTGTAATTGATTGCCCACTTCTTGTTGAGATTGGTACAGGTTTCATACCAGGGAATGGGTGAACATGACCTTCAAGAAATGCGTATATTTTGGTTAATAATTTTATTAATTCTTCACCTCTCACAACAGAGAAGGTTAAATTCTCAATTGAGTTTTCATTACTTCCAATAAATCTATCCTGAGGAATACCATAGATTGTATCTTTTAGTGATAATTTTCTACTTTTTGGACTTGGTGAATCTTGTGATAATAAATAAATCCTTTGAGCTCCCATAACGCCATAACTTATTGGTCTATCTGTATAGATTGATGGTTGTGTTGTTTCTTGAACTGGTGTTGCTTGAGGACCTATCACAGGACTACCTGCTTTATTACCTGAAACCAAAAAGAATCCACTCTTTAAATTACCTTGAACAAGTTTTATTCCTTGTTTGAATCTCAAATAATTAATTCCTTCTTTGAAGTCACTAGCTAAAGTATCAGGTGATATTTTAATACCTGTTTCATATGTAATTTTTGATGGAGTAACTATAAAAGGAAATTGGTCTTTAAAGTTTTGTTGATTAAAACTATATCCTGTTATAACAATATCACTTTTGAATGTACCCTCAATAAATTTATTAATTAAATATACAGCATCATCATAACTCTTGTTTGAAAATGTTAATGTATCTAAAGCGGCACCATAGTCAGTACCCATACTCAAAGTTTTAATTGAATCTATTTTAAAGTTTCTTGTATTTGTTTTGATAGATGGAATCACATTATGAATTGAAACTGACCCATTGAATGTATCAAATAGGTTTTCAAGATTTTCAATATCCCAAATAATTATTTTTTTGACAAGTTGTACATCCTCTTTAAGTGTTGTTGATGTATCAGGTTCACCTAAAACCTTTTCTTGTGTAAAGTTTGTTAATTGAATGAATGCTCTATTTTGATTTTCTTGAGGTAAGGACTGAGCTGTAATGTTTAATGATTTTCCAGCTCTAATCAAAACTTCATTTTCCTTAAGAATTAAATCAGCTGAACCCCTACCTAAAAATCCGTTATCACCAGGTTCAGGAAATATACCTTTAACATTTTCTTTATAACTTCCATCTTGTGGATTTCTTAATGGAAAACTTTCCTTGTTTTGAACACCTGCAGCCAAATAAGTTTTCGCCCCTTGGAAATATTCGTACTTAGTTGTAAGTGGGGTTGAGAATGGCCCTTGTATATAAAATCTATTTTCTTTATCAAATTTTTTGTTTTGATAAAAAATATGAACATACTCTTGTATTTTGGGAGTTTGACTTACAAAGAAGGGTAATAATGGTAAAAAAACTAAAGGGTCTTTTCTTGTCCATTTGTCTTTTTCCTCATTCCAATCGGGAACTGAATTGATTAATGATTGATAATTTTCAGTTTCGGGGATAACCCTTAACCTACCCAACATCATTGGGTCTTTATTGTCCAAAACAATACCAGGAAAAATTATCTGGTGAATATTTTCATTACTTATGTTCATTTTTTGACTCTACTTTCGTACTCTTTCAAAATTGTGTTATAGGTTAGTTCAACCTTATCTAAATGATGAGTTAATTTTATTAAAGTTTCTTTCGTTTGTTCAAAATCTTCTTTCATAAAATCCATAGCAAAAACCAAATCTTTGTTTGATTGTGATTTGTAATCTTTAACTATATTTAAAACTTTTTCAGCATCTTGTTTTTTTCCCATATTAATATGATTTTCCAAATCCTGTTGCTGGTGTTGTAACTCCAGCTGGTGTAATTGCTAATGGTGGAATAAATATTTGTGTTTTTCCATTTTCTGAATTTTCATTAGCCATAGCTTTCATTTGAGCTAATATACTCAATATACCCAAATTTGGACTCCCATCTGGTAAATCACCTGTTGGAATTCCTAATCTTTGTAATTCTTCAATTGCACCAATGAATGCTCTTGTTTCAGAGTACCCATCCAACAATTGAGAAACCGCTAATAAAGGTAATGGAATTTCACCACCCCATCCTGATAACGCTATTTTCAATAGCCAAAGAATTTCATCAATAACACTTTTACACTTCCTGAAATCCCTTATAAATTGTGCTATTACTAAAAGTAATTGTACAAGTTTAATAATCATTATTAATCTTTTATCTACTTTTTCTTTAGCTAAATCTTTTATAACAGTTTGTAATAAATTGAGAATATCTTTTTTGATTAAATTGAAAAGTTCCTCAACAAATATAGCCCCAACTTTGGATATGAAATTTATTATAAATTTTCTGAATTGAGTTATAAAATCCCTCCAACTATTAATTTGGTCAATGATAGTTCTTCCTAAAGCTTTTAAGATAATGAATATTGGTAATAATACTTTCGGAGTTAATATTGAAAATATTAAACCTTGAACAATAAGTTTTACAAAGTTGAAGTCCACTGTAGCTTTGATATCACCTGTTAATACTAAACCTTGCCATTGGGGATTGTCAGTTAAGGTTTGTGTTATTTTATCTGCGGCATCGACCAAATCACTATCAGGTATAAATCTTAAATTTTCTAAAGCATTTAATATAGAATCAGCATCTACTGGTAAATCAACATTATTACACTCAACAAATGTAACAACACCTTTTTGTATGTTTGCTATTTTTTGCTCTATTTTCCTTAAATCCAATTCTGTAAGTTCAAAAAATGAATCATCTATACCATCTAGTTCTGCTAATTTTGCAGTACCTTGTACATCAATTTCTGAAACATTATCAAAACAAAGACCTAAAATTCTTTGTATGAATAATTCAAATCTTGATGCGTTTTCTGCTTGAGCGAAACCAATGTTTGCTGAAATTGATATAGCCCCACACAATGATTCTAATATTGCGGGTAAAACTGTTTCAAAATCAAACATTTTTATAGTACCAAAATAATCTAATAAAAAGTCCCCAACTTTATTAACACCATTAACTCGATTGGCTAACGTGATAGCATAAAAACCACCAGTTTGTCCATAAATTGTTTGGTCAACAAATTGGATATCAAAAAGGGGTTGTCCTGATTTACCTAAATAATATGAACCATTGTCTGAATTATATGGTGAACCACTTTGAATCCTTTGATATAGTTCTCTATTCATAGAGAATGGTGCCTTTTGAATGTCTATTTGTAATTTTTCATATAGTACTTTACCAGCACCTTCAGTAGGATTCTTTTTTAATAATCCACCTAAGTCAATTGAACTTACTTTAATATAAAGTGGTGCACCACCTTGGTTTGATGAAAAAGTTTGTTGTTGGTCACAACCTATTGCCGTAATCGCTTCTTCATTTATTATTTCAGCAATTCTTGGTTCAATATTTTTAAGCGTTTGGATTAAGAGACGTTTGATATAAGAAATTGTATTAGAACCTTTACCACCAGTCACGTTATTCAAATCTAAAAGTTGCTCAAATTGATTTTTTATATCTTTTTGATATCTTTTAGTTTGTTCTTTTACTTGGTCTAATTTACTTTGGATTGCGTCCAAAGCTTTCTCTTGTGAATCACCAGATTTTTCTTGTGCTTTATCAAATTTTTCTTTTAAATCTTTATAAGCACTCGTAGCCGCAATTTTTTTCTTGGCTGATTCATAATCAAAACTGAGGTCTAATGACATTATTTTTTCATTTTGTAAACATTATCAGTTTTTGAAACATCTCTTTCTAATAAATCTTTTATAATATCATCATCAACATCTATATCAGAAATTGAGAATGATTCTTTTGTGTTGTTACTTTTTTCCCACATTGAGGATTGTAACTTTGAAAGTGTCAACTTTTTCTCAACACAATCATTTATTATCTTTTGTTGTTTTTCTATAACAGGACCTATGAGAGTCATATCTTCAGGTTCTTTCATCATAGTCAACATTTTATTTTGTATACGAATAGCTGTGTTTCTCTGTTCTACAAGTTCGTTATATATCTCTTGCATCAAAGAAAGCATTGATTCTTTCGTTAAATTAATTTCTTTTTTGTGAGGTCTGGCCATAGGTTTTTGTTTTATTCTTGCATCATTTTGTCAAGCATACTAATATAAATATTTTTATATCGTTTTATACAAACCCTAATTTCTTTAGTTGATAAATTAGTCATTTCTCGAAGGGAAAGAAGAATCACATTTTTATTAAATTTATTGTTTGAGTTACCAATAAAAATTGAGTCATAGTTTTCAAACAATTCCATAAGTGCTTGACCTAACTTAAATTCATTTTCTGATAAGTTTTTTTCTTTCAAAACTTTTTCTAGTTCAATTAAAAAACTCTGAATAATATTTTGAGAATCTAATGTGTCATTATCAATTGAGTATGATAAATTTTCATCATTTTCTAAATCTGAGGAGATATCCTCGTATGATATTTTTCTATTGGTTTCCTTAGCATCTTTAATTATTTGACCCATCAAATAATTTTTACAGATTGTACCAAAATAAGAATAAGCCTTCTTTTCCTTCGAGGGCTTAAACTTGTCTATTTTAGTCATTAGAAATGAATGTGTATCTATATGTAGTTCTTCGAAATCCATATCCTTTCGATATAATTTGTACCTACGAATAATTGATGAAATCATTTTATCAAGTGGAATTCGGAGGAATTCATTATAAATCTTGTTTTTTTCCTCCGATGTCTCCGCATTAAGATAATCGACTACAGCAACTTCTTCTTGTATATCGAAATAGTTTTTTTGTTTTGGTTTTCTTCCCTTTTTTTTAGAATCTAAAATAGTATCACCTGAAATGATATTTGTTTCGGTCATTAAATTGTTTGTCCTTCATACTTTATTTTTCTATCACTAGTGAAGAAATATTCTTTTTTTGCACTCTCAATCCAAAATTTAACTTCATCAGGTTGAAGTTGACTATCTCCATTTTTGTAGTTCCAAAATATAGAACCTGGTCTGAAATTAGTATGTTTGTAACCAATTTTGGGTAGTGACATAATTTTTAAACCATAATGTGAAGCCCTTAGTAAAAATTCATAACCAAATGTAAGTTTGATAGTTCCTTTGAATAAACCAGTACTTTCTAAAGCTGATTTTTTAATAACCATACCCGAAATTTGAAAGTTCTGATATTGTTGTAGAACTTCATTTGTCAATAAACCAATTTCACTTGAAATATTCAAAGCAAAGGTTGCCTCATTAGTAAATCCAACAAATTTTCCTTTTTCATCAGTATCAACAACGATTGGTAGGAATACGTCAACATCATTATAAACTGATGAATATTTTTCTACGTTGTCAAACCAAATTTTAGAATATTCATCATCAAATTCAAAAATAGAAATCCATTCAGAACTTGATTCTTGGATACCAAGGTTAACTTGTTCACAAAAGTTAGGTTCATAGTCCCACTTTACTTTTTTAATATTTAAATCACCAAAATCATAAGTATCAAGTACTTCTAATAATTTTGTTTCATCAGTGTGAACAATAACTAATTCATTGATTTGAGTTTTTTGTTCTTTAAGTGATGTGATTGCTTTTACAAAGTATTCGTCAAAGTCAAAAGCCGAACCCGATTTTATTGGTAATATTACTGATACATTAAATTTTTCCATATTATTCTACTTCTTGTAATTTGTTTAGTTGTTCTTCAAAGGTTATGGCTCTTTTTTCCACGTATTCGTTAAATAATTCTTTAACTTTTTTAGTAAAGTTTTCTTTGGTTGGTAAACTTTCAACTGTTTTTTCCATTTCAGAAATAATTTTTGGGTTGGTATTGTCTTCCAACCAATTTTGGATGTAATCAGCCAAGAAATCAACAACTTGGGTTTTGTTATTTATCCACAAACCGTTGTCTTCACTCATCCATTCAGGTACTATATTAGGTACTAAACCAATGACAGGAATATTAGTTTTCATACTTTCCAAAGGAAAAGTTCCATAAGAACTGGTTTCATCAACCCACACAGAAATGAAACAATTTTTTAGTTCTTCGGCAAATTGTTCAGTAGTCAAACCTCTCATGTCTTTGAAGGTCACCCATCTATATTGAGGGAATTTTAGATAAAAACTTTTGATTAGGTTTAAAGTGTCTCTTTGGTCTCTAGTGTGTACTGCAACAATCGGTTTGTTTGGTAATTTTTGTTTTGTAAAACTTTCTGAGATAAATGGTTCTAACACATCAAAAGAAACCCCTCTCATTGTGTTTTCCAAATATTCCTTAATCATATTTGATGTTGTAATACATTTGTAAAATCCTAATTGAGTCCAAGATTGACCTGGTTGTAAGGTTTCTAAAATGTGGTCATAAGCTTGGGTTAAAACAATTTTTCCACAAGGTAACTTAGTTATCTGTTCCATAACAAAACCATAAATTTCAGGTACAACTATGAAGTCCTCAGGAGCTACAGATAGGTTTTGTCCTTCAATGAATGTGTGTGGAATTTTCATATATTCCTCACCTAACCAAGAACCAACACCATAGTAATCATTTTTTTCATGTAACATAATAACATTAAATCCATCTTCCATCAATGTTAACCCCATATTATAAATGTAAGCTACTGATGCTTTTGCATTACCTTTAGTATCTTGTACTAAAAGATAAATTTTCGACTTCTTGTCTTTTAAATTTTTAATTGATTGTTCTACTTTTTGTATTTGTTCAGAATTCATATTAAATTTTATTTATTAATTTTTTATATAGTAATGAATTAAATGCTAATCTAAAAGGAATTGAAAGTTCTGTACTTTTCATTCCTAATGTTTCATCTGCTTCTTCGTTTTCTACAATAAGTGTTTCAGTCATCATTTTGACCATTTCGTATTTTACTACACTTATATGATTTTGTGGTACACCACTATAATCTTTAGGGGGGTCAACGTTTATGTAATTTTCTATCGCATCTATATCGAAATAATAATTTTCGCCTAATATTTTTAACATTATATTATTTGTTTGAGTATTGGTTCTAACTCTTTCAAACTTGTGATTGAGTCATATTTATTTATATCCTTATTATAATCAGTACTAAATTTGATTACCTTTTTGTCTTTTGGATGATTCAATAATAGGTTAGGATTTGCTGTAAGTAAAACATCAAATTCATCCCACAAAGAATTTATTGTGATATTAGAATAGAAGACAATCTTTTCCAATTCACACCCAAACTTAGATAAAAAGAAAAGAGTCGCTGGTTTAGATTTTCCAATTTCATCTGAAACCAAAAGAAAATCAACATTTTGTCTCAGATTATGATAAACATCATTTAAATCATAGAAAGTTGACATTTCTATTGAGGGAGCATGACCAAATAGTTCCATACAATATTCTTCATACATAAATGTATAATATTCCTCTTCATTTTGAAACGCAAAATGGTTCTTCAAATCCAAACTACTGACATCCGATAAAATTTTGTACTCAAATGGTTCTGAAACATTTTGGATTTCTGTATTACCTGATAAATCAATTGTATACGTTGGATTTAGGTACTCACTTTGTGGGGAATCAATTAAATGTTTTTCGTATAGTTGTTTAAATTTACCAATAGTATCTCTTAAAACCCCATTAATATCTATAGCTATCCTCATTTATCTTCGTATCTTCTTAAGATTTTACCAATTAATGGATTTCTTACAACGTCTTGATTAGAGAATTCAAAAATACCCACATCATCAAGTTCTTTAAACTTTTTAATGGCATCATAAAGTCCTGTATGTGTTTTATCTTTGTACCTATCCGTTTGTTCAAGGTCACCACTTATGAAAAATTTACTATTGAAACCTATCCTTGTCAAGAGTAATTTCATTTGATTTGGAGTCGAATTTTGAGCTTCTTCAAATATCAAGATTGAGTTGTCAATATTCATACCTCTCATATACGCCAAGGCAAAAACTTCGATGATATCGTTTTCTTTAAGTTTTTCTCTTGCTTCCTTCCCAATAATTTTGTTCATCAAATAATATGAAGGAAAAATATATGGGTCTAATTTTTCTTCTACGTTTCCAGGTAATGCACCTAATTTTTCTTCCGCTTCTACAGCTGGTCTTACGATAATTATTTTCTCATATGGTGACTGAGGGTCAGCTAATAAGTCAATTGCTGCCTTCATTGCTATATATGATTTACCAACACCTGCTGGTCCTGAACAAATTGTTATTTGATTTTTTTTAAGTAAATCATAATAAAACTTTTGATTCTCAGTCAGGAATTTTTCTTTCGACTTTTTTTTAATAATCTCAGAAATTATTTCTTTCTTAGTTTTTTTTGTTTCAGTTTCCTGAGGTTGTGTTGGTTTTTTTCTTTGTGTCATTTAACTTTTTTTTTACTATAGGTAAGTAAAATTTTTACATTTTATTTCATTTGGATACCAACCTTTTTCGGGTTGATTATAGTTTAACCAAAATTTAGGTGCTATTGTTAATTCTTTTTTATTCAACCATGCCGCCCACCATGAAAATGTTGATGCTGATATTATACAATATTTTGAAAAAAATAGAACTTTAAAATCAGTTATGACATCATTAGATATTATCTCAATATTATCAAAATACGATTTGGATAATTCGACATCATCAGTCACAATAACAAAAGATAAATTTTTATTGTGTTGTTTTATTTCGTTAATTGCTTTTTCATAATATTTTTTAGGAATTAACCAATTGTTCGTTCCTATTTTATTATCACCTCCTCTGATGTGAATATAACAAAATTTGTCAATAGGATATTTAGATAATATTTCATTAGTTTTTTCACAACTTTCAATTTTGAACCATTCAGTTATTAAATTTTTATACTTAGAGTAATATTTTTCTGTTTGGAAATAACCATTTAAATTTGTAAAATCTTTTACCCTGAAAATATTTTCATCATAATTTTGTTCAAAACTTTCATAATAGTTGTATTTGACAAAACCATCAGATTCTCCTAAATCAATATTGGGAAAACATTTTTTTAAATGTCCACTATATGGTATATAAAATTTGTAATTATTTTCCATTGCAACTATACGACAAATTGAATATTGGAACATATGGTTACCAAGAGCAATGTTTTCCTCAACAAAAACTTTATTTAAACCAACTGTAATCATTTTTAAAATTCTTTTAACATTTCTTTTATACTTGGGTACATAGTGAAATTTTGGGAATCCTCATTTATTTCTTCCTTAGCATCCATCAAAATTATTCCCCTTGCTGCATCTTCAGGAGTCATATACATATGATAACCAAACATTTTTATATGTTCACTATTTGTGTAAGGTGTGGTCAAATCTCTACCATCATAAGAGGAAAGTTTTAACCATTTGTAGGCTTGCTCGTCATTTGTTAGTATCATTCCACCTTTACCAATCGGAATTATCTTTTTAATTTGAAAAGATAAAACTTGTAGTGCATCTCCACCAACAAACATATTTTTAGTGAATCTACCTGCCCCATCCCAAATTCTAGTATTTTTTAGTTGATAAATCCCTTTCCATTCTACATCTTCAATTTCAAAATCTAAACCAGAATGTTTTATTTGCATAGGGACTGAAATATATGTCCTATCAGGTATTATTATTTTGTTTTTACCATCGAGTTCCCCAATGTGTTGTAGATACTTGAGACTTAAGAAAATACCATTGGAGCAACAATCTACACTCACAGCATATTTACAAGCAGAAAAGTCAGCTACTTTTTTCTCAAAAATATCGATTACTTCTCTTGGGTCACTCCATTCATAACCTAATTTTTTAATTAAATCCAATTCAGGTCTTTGTAGTTCTTTAGGTATCTTCCCCAAAGGCCAAACATTATACTTATATTTGTTTTCACTCATTATTATATCCCATTTTTTTTGCGTTTTCTATTATTTTTGTAGGATTTATTTTTTTTACTAATTTAGCTGGATTACCCTTATAAACACCCCATTCTTCAGTATCTCCCATCAATAAACTACCGGCAGTTAACAAAACACCTTTTCTTAATATTGTTCCAGGTAAAACAATTGCGTTAGTACCTATGTTTGAAAATTCCTCCATAATTACAGGTTTTGTTATTTGGTTACCTTTCAATTCTTTCGGGATTAGTACACCAAATAGTCCACTTTCATCAAATCTGTCTGATGAACAAATTATCCTTACACCAGCCATAATATTATTAAATCCTTTTACAATGAACTCACTATTTATACCACCTATACAAGTGACATAGGGTGATATATGAATATAATTACCTAAGGTCAATGAAGTTGTACAATAGAATCCTTTATCAATTGCAATATGATTACCCATTTTCACAAGGTGAGGACGTTTTATTACAACCCCATCTTCTATTATAACATCTTGCCCTATTATCATTTCCAACCTGTTAATTGTAATGTATATCGCATATCTTGTCCAATATTTGCCGCCATATGTTTTGTATTTCCATACCATGCCACAAAAGTACCTGCTTTATAGTTAAAAAAAGGTTGACCATCAACTTCAAAATAGTGTCCACTTTTCCAATCCTCCAAAAAGATTAAAACTCTATGGATTTGATTTAATTCCAAATTGAATTTTTTTCTATACACATTATAGTGGTCACTATGTGTGGGTAATATAACCCCTGTTTCCATACGATAATAACAAACACCAATGTCTTTTAGACCAAGATTTTCTTCTACATATTTTACAAACTTATCTGTCCAAATTGGATGGTTCTCGCCAAATGGACACATCATGCCTGAAAATAACTCAACATCTTGTTTATATCCTAAATTACGCCAATTTTCGATATCACTTTGGTTGTTAAAAATTTCTCGTTTATAATTTAAATTTTTAAATTCGTCATCCCAAAATTTTTCTATTTTACCTTGACTCCACATATTTTTATAATTTTTTAAGAAATTCCGATTTTTATTATTTCGACTTCATTTTGTTCTTTCATAAATCTCCATGGGTCAATAACTATTGAACCTGATGGAAACTGATAATCCAAAAAAGCATCGTGATTCGTTCCTATGAAAAATATTGATTTTTTATTGATTGGTGGTTCTTCTGAATCAATCCAAGGGTCAAACATTTCAACGATTATATTTTTTTCATCTAAAATATTCTTCAAAAGAATTGCTGTACTACCAACAATCAAGTTTGTTTCCTTTTTGAAAGTTTTTCCCAATATTACTATTGGTAAATTATGTTGATTTCTTTTTTCAATAAGTAAATCAGCTAACCATTCTGTTTGTTTTTCTCTACATTCCATCAAATTACTATACCAGTCAAAACTCAGATTTTCTTTTTGTGCTAACCAAGAAAGAGCTATGTTGTCTCTTGGATGGCAACCACCACCATCCCCCATACCACCTAAAAGGTATTTTGTACTTATTAATCTTTGGTTGGCCATAAATAGACCTTTCATTACATTGTCACAATTTATGTTGTTTAATTTGTGTGATAACTCCATAATTGTGTTAGCCAAACAAATTTTCATAGTGATGTACGTATTATAACTTACTTTTATCATTTCAGCTTCCTCTATAGTACATTTATAAATTGGTTTATTATGTAATGTTGAATAAAAGTTTGTTACTACATTGTAAGCATTTTCATCATCAACACCAAACAAAACAAATTCAGGGTTCATAAAATCATTTATAGTTGTTCCCATAGCAATAAAAAATGGGTTGTAACATAATTTAAGTTTATCACATAATAATGGTTTTATTTGATTTCTAATCGTTCCTGGTAAAACTGTTGAAATAATTACAACTATTTTTTCGTTTGGTTGATTGTCTATTTCCTTGGAAAGGTTTTTCATACCCTCAATCAAAAAAGAATAGTCAAAATCCACTCTTTCTTCAGGAATTCTGGTAACTCCCTCATATTTTTCATTATGTGGGGTTTGAATTGGTACAAATATAATATCTGAATTATTTACTACTTGAGAGATATCAGACCATATAATACTATGAGTATCCAAAAGTTCTTGGGCGCCCTCCTCTCTATAAGGTAATTTTTTTTCATCAAGAATTTTTTTAACTTTTTTATCTATATCAAAACCATAAATTTTATGTCCTTTTTTTTCGATAGCTAAAGCACAAGGTAATCCTAACTTACCCAAACCTAAAAAACCTATATTCATTAATCAATTATTTTTTTTTGATACATTGGTATTGGTATCATTTTATGTTTATTTTTTTTGTTCAAATCTCTAAATATTTCTAAAGTATTTTTTTCATCAAATGACAAGTTTGTTTCATCGCCATGAAAATTCATTGCCCATTCTAATTTAGAATATGTTGTACCAATTTGTTCCTCATCAGTTCTGTTATCTTCCCACAAACCATCGGTGGGACTTGTATAGATAATATTTTTATTAATTTCAAGTTTTTTTGCAATTTCAATCACTTCAGTTTTGGTTAAGTCAGCTATTGGTGAAATATCAACACCACCATCACCATATTTTGTGAAAAAACCAATACCAAAATCTTCGATTTTATTACCAGTTCCAACAACTATACTATTCAAATTACTAGCTATGTGATATAAAGTAACCATCCTTAATCGTGATTTTGTGTTAGCTAAAGATAAACTTTTAGTAAAGTTATTATTTATATTTACGTCATCTAAAAAAGTTTTATAAACAGATGTTAAGTCGATTTCCAAACTTTCAACATTTTTATAATTTTCTTTTAACCAAGAAATATGTTTTCGAGCTAATGAAAGTTGTTCTTCATTTCTATTAATTGGTAACGAAACTACGTAGGTTTTAAGTCCCGTAAGAGCACACAATGTAGATGTAACAGCAGAATCCACACCACCAGAAATGCCAATAACTAAAGACATATTAATATTTGTAGCGTAGTTTTTAATCCACTCAATGATTTCTAAATATTCAAACTCACTCAAAATTTTGTTGTAAATTTTTTTTATATCTAATTTATTTAAATCAAAATTATTAATTTTCTCAAAAATGTGAATATTTGATTCTAAAAATTCTTTTGTAATTGTATTATAACTATCAACTAATAATACTGGTATATTTTGAAATAGCTCCTCGAAATTTTTATTTTTAATAAGTACTGGTACGCGTTTCATATAAATTGTTTCCCAAACTCTATAACAATCACAATTTTTAGCATTACCATCAACAGAAAGTACATAAAAGGATTTTTTAATTTCTTCTAAATAATTTTTATAATCGTCATCACCAATTGATTTTGGTGTTTGGATGTCACACCAATCAAATTGTTTGAAATAATTATTAACTTGGTTTCTAAAAATATTAGACCCAATACTATGGTTGATGTATAACAAGTTTTGTGGAGACTCAACTTTATTAATATATTCCTCTATTATATTTAATCTGTTGTCATTTTGTGATACTTTTCTTGGTAGCCCAAATGGGAATGGTCTTACAATTTCATTTATATGAATATTCGCTGATGAAACATAAATTTTTAAAACATTCTTAGGTATTCTTTCAAATATTTCTTCATCTATATTTGTATCATCTAAACCAGTAAAAATTATAAAGTTTAAATAATCAAGTTCTTGACATAATTTTAACAAGTCTTGATTAAAAAAGTTATTGTATAATTCTAATTTTTTCGATTTGTGTTCTTCAAAATTGTTGTTTGGAAATTCTTCCATATTTGTAAAAATAGAAGATATATTTTTTTGTCTTTTATATAACCTTAAATTATCGATAAATAAAGTTATATTCTTTCTACCCTCTTTTTTCCAATCTTCACATTTTTGTAAAAATTCCAAATTATGTTCGTTAGCTATTTTAAGTTCCCATATATCTATACTTGTATGTGAACCAAAACAATAGTCACAAATTTCCATCAATTTAGTTGGAGAAAATAAATTCATATTTTAAATTGTTTAAATCAAAATTGGACATCTCATCAAATAGATGTGAATTATCTAAAAGTAGTTTTTCAGTCACTTCAGAAAAATCTTTCACAAAAAGTACTGGAATATCTTTGTAAATTTCTCTTAAATAACTTGTATCAAGAACTATTGGTACCCTTTTCATATATATTGTTTCCCAATCTCTGTGACAATCACAACCTATTGCGTTACCATCAGGACAAAATACAAATTTGTGTTTTTTTAAATTAATTAAATAATTAGAATAATTTAATTTGTTAATTTCTATCGTTACCCAACTTTCATTTCGAAAAGAATCAATTATTTTTTTTCTATTTGGGTTAGTTATTGAAAAATTTAAATAAGCTAATTTCGTTGGGGTGATTTCAACATTGATTGTTTGTTTAAGAATTTCATGATTATTGTCAAATTGATTTAATTTCCTTTTTATACCATAAGGTATGGGTACTACTTTTCCACCAAAGGATATTGCATTAGAAGCATAAATTTTTAACACATTTTCTGGAATTTTATCAAAAATTTCATCATCTATTGGTGTGTCCTCAAACCCTGTGTAAATTATAAAATTCATATTTTTTATTTGTCCACAAAGGAACAACAAATCATTTTTTAAAAAAAAATCTGCAACAACTTTATCTTTATAGATGCGTAATTGTTCATTGTTCAATTCACCAGCTGTGTATTTTATACCATCTCTCTTGTACAATCGTATGTTGTCTATAAATAAAGTCATATGTTTTTTTCCTTGTTTGATACACTCATCGACTTTATTTAAAAACTCAAAATTTGACAAATTTGCATCTTTTATTGACACTAAACCATTTTGATATCCTGATTGGTCACCGAATGAATAATCACAATTAATATGAAAAAAAGTGGGTTCTAGTAACTTCATTTAAACAATTCTTTTTTATGTAAATCCATTATGGAAATAAATTTAACCCCCATTTCCACTAAATCTTGGTTATTTTTTAATATTTCATCAAAAAAATTCCAAGCCATAACAACCACTAAATCAGGTTTATCTGTCTTAAGTTCATTGATACTTTTTATTGGAACTCGAATTCCAGGTATAATTTTGTTAACTTTAAGTTTGTTATCTTCGACAATATAATCTAAGTAAGTTGAATCAATTCCAAAATAGTTTAAACTTGTGGTAGCTTTAGCTGGTGAACCATAACCAACAATTTTATTATATTTGTTTCTCAACTTATTAAAATTTTCTCTGACATTTGTTCTTATTTCAGAAACCTTGACCTCAAAATTTTTATAAATTGTTTTATTTTGGATTCCAAAGTCTTGTTCCAACTTTATAAATTTTTCTACAGAAAAATCTTTGTTGTTGTTTTTACCTACATACACCCTAATAGAACCACCATGTGTATTAATTTCCTCTACCCTGTTAAGAAATAAACCAAACCTATCAAAGAATTTAATTAGAGAAGTAATAGTCCAATAGTTTACATGTTCATGATATATATTGTCAAATGTTAGGTCTTCCATTGTTTTAATGAAGTATTGTACTTCAACTATAAAGGTACCATCACTCTTTAATATTTTTTTGACACCATTTACAATGTCATCCAATTCATCACTATGTGCAAAAACATTTGATGCTGTAACGAGAGACACTTTTCCAAAATTTTCTAAAATTGTATTTACAACATTTGAATTAAAAAAATCATTTATTGTATATATACCATTATCGTTACATAGTTTAGCCAAGTTTGTTGCAGGTTCAATACCAATAACTTTTATACCCATTTCTTTCAAAGGACTTAAGAAGACACCATCATTTGAACCAATATCAACAACAATAGAATCTGAATTTAATTTAAAGTCTTGGACATATTGTTTTGCTGCATTTTGAAAATGTTTTTTGAAGGTTTGTGTTGTTGACGAAGTATACAAGTAGTTACTAAACATTTCTGTTGGAGGGGCAACAATAGATAATTGTACATTTTCACACTTGTTACAATGTTTTATTTCAAGAGGATATAGTTTTTCAATGTCTGATTCTGAACTTAATAAGTTATTTGCCAAAGGAGAAAGTCCTAAAGACAAAACATCATTTAGTTTTTGATTATTACAGACTCTACATTGATACTTGTAGTTAGATACGATTATTTCTTTTAACTTTTCATCCACTAAAATATAAGGTATAGTATGAGTGATACCATAATTTTCATGCTCTCTTTCACCTCGAACTAAATTTAAAAAAACAGAATCCTCTAAAAAAACCATTGTATGTGCAACATTTGGTCGAATTACTGATAAGTCACCAGCATTAACGATTCTAGTTTCGATTACTGAATTTGAATCAGCTAAGTCTTTGGTTACACTTACATATTTACCTGAGATTAATAAACATTTTTGTTCTTGAATTGGATGGTAATGATTTGCACGAATTGTATTAGCTTTGGATTCTATATAACCAATTAAATTAATTGGTTCAGTCAATTCATAGTTTAAAATTCTTCCTCTACTATCAACAAATTCTTTGTTTCCTTCGATGAAATATTCTAACTCTTGAACTGGTTTCTTTTCACTCCAGTTGGTTACCATTTCATCTATTGAGTTTTCAATATTGTAAAGAAATTAGGGATTTCATCGTTTGTTTCTAAAATATTAACTTTAGGGTTTATTTTTTTACAAATTTCGGCGACCTCCTTTATAGTTAAGTTTTCGTTAGTTATATGAAAAATTTCTTTGTTCATTTCCGATTCTGCTAAAAATTTCATACTTCTCACAACATCTAATATGTTAACTAAACTTTTGTATTGAACTCCACCAGAAAACAATTTAATTGTCCCATTAGATGAGGTAATTTTAGAAAAAAGATTTGGCATAATGTTTATCCTCATCGTATCGGTAGAATAACCATAAACAGTACCTAATCTTAAAATAAGATAGTTTAAATCAGAATTAATAATATCTTGTTCAGACTCATATTTACCTTTGGCATATGATAACATAGGACAAGGTGGGAATTCTTCAGAAATCTCAAATTTTGTTTCAGTTAAGCCCTCATATACAACATGTGTAGAAGGGAACACCAACTTTGTACTATTGGACAAGTTTTTGAGTAGAACTTTTGTTGCATCAACACCATTTCTTTTAATTGTTAAATCTTTTTCGTCATTAGATTCAGTTTTAGTGTAGGCAACATCGGTTGTACCTGCCAAATGAAAAACAATATCACAATTTTCTAACAACCTTTTCATTGTATCAGTATCCGTAACATCACAATTAATGTAATTTATACCCCAATCTCGTAGTTGTTTAACTCTTTCGGAAATAAATCTGTTGTCAATAACAATAATTTCTTTGTATCTTGCTTCACCTGAGTATAATTTACAAAGTTCAGTTCCTATGTAACCCAATCCACCTGTTATAATAATTTTCATTAGTTTTTTTTTTATTGTTTTATTAAATAATTATATTTTTCTTTGATTAAATCTAACATTTCTGTAGGATATTGTGTCAAACTAGTTTCTTTCATTTTAGAAAAAAAGAACTCCTGAAATGGTTCAGAATACCCAAACCTATTGTAAACATCAACACCATTTTTGATTTTTGTAGCAACATTGTTGAGGTAAAAATCATTATTAAATTCTTGATGTGCGTAGTTCTGAATTTTTGTTTTTACCCTTTCCACTCCACCCATAAAACTCAAGTGCCAACCACCATCGAATATCTTTTCAAAATTGACTCTTTTGTTCTTAAGATGGGTTAATGATACTTCTTTAGTGTCAGAAAATTTTACTATATAGTTTCCATACCAATTAGTATGAGCTAAAAGATTTATATAATAATAAAAACAATCTTGCATTAAACAATGATTGTATAAGTTATTTTCTCGTATTTTTTTAACAATTTCAGGTTTTGGTATCTCATCTAAGTCTGAAATCATAATTAAGTCGTCATCCTCACAATCCATAAGACCAAACTTAATAAATTCTTTTTGGAGATAATCTCGACAGAATGTTGGGTGTTTCTTCAATTCTCCTTCATTTTCTTCGATATCGTATCTTTCGGAAATTTTATTATACGTAAGTGTATATTTATCATTTCCTATCTTTGTTCCCATATTTAAAATGTCTTCAGGAAAATTATGTTTAATATGTATGATTTTGTCAGAAAATTTGTCAAACATACTTTTGTTTTCTTCAAAAAATAGTTTTTTGGGATTGTTAGCATGAGATTTAGTTGTTTCACTAATCACAAAATAATCAACAACATCGTACAAAAGTGTCAATCTAATTTCTAATAAATCTAATTCATTGTAAAACTGAAAGCAATCGTATAATTTCATTATAATAAGTTGTTTTCTTTATAAAAGTTTATTGCGTTATTTTTACATTCCTCATAATTGACCAAATCACCTTCCCTATTCATATAAGAAAAAAACTTAGAATACGAATCACCTAAAGACCAGTAACCATTACTTACATTATGTTTTGCCCAATAAATTGGTGCTATAGTTAACTTGGACTTAGTATTTAACCAAGCCGCCCACCAACTAAAACTAGAATTAGCGATTATCAAATATTTACTATTGTTTACCAAATAAAAGTCAAAACCAATATCAAAATGGTAACAAGGAAAATTACCTACGAACCCTTTTGCATAATTGGGGTCATCACTTACAATTATGAATTTCATATTTGGGTTTATTGTCAACATTTGATTAATTGAATCAGTCCAGTATTTTTTATTTGGTATTAAATTCATCACATTTTTATATTCCCCACCTCTAAAATTAATCACACATAAATTATCATCAAGTACAATACCTAATTCTTTAAGTTTTTCGGTGTATGAATTTTCGTATTCATTTTTAAATTTGAACCAACTAATTACATCATTTCTTCTTTCTAAAAGATAATCTTCGGATTGACTAATAAGATGAACCATAGTATTATCACTAACATTCCATACATTTTCATCGTACATATTAATTAAACAACTATCACCATTATAGATATGTTCTTTGTGAAAGTCATAATACTCATTCGGAATTCCTTGATACTTGTTTAGACCTCTTTCGTTTTTTCCATCAACAAAAACTTCTTTACCAAAATTAACATCTAAAAAGTAAAATTGATTCATACCATTGTAATAGTCGTGTGTTGGTTTCGGATTGACTCCCCATTCGTAGTTATTTTTTTCGGCAACTAAACGACATATGGTATAATACCACATATGATTTCCAAAATTTCCAGTCAAGTTTGTTGTTATCATTAACCTATTTTATATATTTTTTTATTTTTGTTATTTTATTAAAGTATGGTTTCGAAATTTTTGTTGAAGATATAACACTCTAACCTTTCAATTATCCAAGGACTATTTTCATTTTCTAAAAGAAACTCAACAATTTTTTTATAGAATTCTTTACTCCTAACCCAAGCTTGTTCTTTTGTTATTACAAAATGTCCTCCTGGTATAAATTCGTATTGGTTTGGGGGTGTGTGTACATCTGAAAATAAAATTGACCAGTATTGGTTTACATTAATATTTGAACTTAAATCTTGGGGAAAACCATTAGATTGACAAGATAAAACAAATCCACCACCAAATTGATTTGATGGATTCATTTTCCATGCCGTGCCGATATTGTTATTATGAAATCCAAAATACCCATCAATAATTAATGAAGCATTGTTATCTATTTCACTAATATCGGAATTCAAAACCTCTAATAAGTTACCCCAATGGTCAAATGGAAAATCTTGGACAAAAAAAGTATAATCCGACAAGTTTTCATAGTTCAAGTAAATGTGGTTAAAAAAAGTATGTACACATCTTCCTCTGTTTGGATTCAAACTGATTTCGTTTTTTTGAATCGGAACAACATTTCCTTTTCTATAAATCGTAATTTTTATTTCAGGACTAATTTCTTTAATCCAATCCAATGGTTTATCATATGCTGAAATAACTATCTCTTTTACCATTTTTAAAACTTGATATATTTGCTATTAGTACCTGAATAGTTATGAAAAACAAAAGGATTAATACTCACATTTTCGGGTAAATCTGTTTCTCTAGAAAAATATTTAGCAACATCAATATCAGCAAACCTACAACCTTCTTCCAAATATTTGTGTCGATAGTTTACACAAATAAAACCATCCTCATTTGTAAAACCATAAAAAGGTTTCCATTCTAAATTAAGTTTTATGGGTATATCTAATAGTTTTTTACTTCTTAAAGAGACACTATTTCCTTGTCTAATGATGTTTCCATTTATATCTCTGTATGAAAAATTATCTTTAGGTAATGGCCAAGGGGCACCAATATAATCATAATCCAAAAATTCATTCCTCCAAGATTCTGGATGTACAACAAAACCATTGTCGTGTATGAGTAGTGCAAATTCAGTATCAATGTGTTTAGTCAAATTATAAATAATATTGTAGTTCCATTCATCAATATTGGAACTTTTTTCTGTGTATTCGTGAATTATAAAGTCAGGTAAGTTATCAGGTTTTATATCTGAAGCTATTTTAACTTTACCAAAATTAATACCTTTACAACTATACTCTAAAGCTTTTATTGTTTGTGGTAAACGGACACTAGTTAGTGCAATTAAAGTAATGTTAGGTAAATCAATCATATCTTTCTTTTAACATTTTAAATTCATTATCTTTTAAACTTTGAGGTGTAGTATCTGTTAATCTATTACCCCATGTTCTATTGACAACTGTGATTTCGTTCAAAATTTTAGGAACACCATATTTTAAAAACATTTTTTGATAATAATCACAATCCATTAACCAATTTAATCCCTCATCAAAAAAAATCAAGTTTTCATTTTTTAACGTTAATCCACTAGGACAACCCATAGTATTATTACCTGTCCATATCCTATCGTTCCAAATTGGATGGTATAATCTATAAAATGCTACGCCATCATTACTGTGGTAGAATTTTGTCATTAACCATTTTAAATCATCACCTGAGGTCGTAATAAAATTATGTTGAATTTTTAGTGATTTTTCATCATACAAAAAATCATCTTGGAATAAGATTTTAATCCATTTACCTTCACACAAAGTCATTGCATTATTGATATTTGGTGATATTATACCTCTACCATTTTCATTTTTTTGATATTTCAAAGTTAATTTATTTTTCCACTTGTTTACAACGTTTAGTATAGTATCGTCAGTACTATGGTCGGATATAATAACCTCGAAGTCCTTGAATGTTTGATTATGGATAATTTTTAAACTAAATTCTAAAAATTCAGAACCTCTACCATTATATCCATAGGTGGGAATTGCAATTGAAAAAAAGGGTTTGTTTTCAAGTTTCATTATGTTCATCGTTGTATTTTTAGGTACATAATCAGGAGAACTGATAGGAATTACATTTTTAGTTTGTTGTGCTAAATCAAACATAGATTTAGTTTCAGTTCCAACATTATAAACTCCATTTTTTCTTTCGTATATTAATTGTATAATAATTTGACCAATTTTATCAACATAATCGAAATTACCAACTTGGTCAATCCAAGCTTTTTCATATGGAAATGGTTTTGGTTTATGTGTGCATCTTATTAACAAATAATCGTTTGATATTAATTGGACCAAACCATCACCTAATAATTTTGTATAACCATACCAGTTCCTACAATGAACAGGAACATCTTCTTCACTTGCGTTTTCAATTGAAAATGTATAAACATAATCAGAAGAAATATGAATTAGTTTTATTTGATTAGTATTACAAAACTCTATTAAATTTTTCAAAAAAACACAATTAGTTTCCCAATGTGGTTCTCGGTTGTCTAAATAAGTGTTCGTGTTGGCAACACAATTAATAATTGTGTTATATTTTTTTGGTGGGATTGTATGGGTAAAGGTATTAATAGAAAAATTTTTTCTTTTTCTTGATATACAATCCCAATTAGTTTGTTTTTCTAATTCAGACCCCAACAATCCATCTCCTAATATTAAAACTTTTAGTTCGTCCACTTTTCCGCAAATACTTTTTTAACATAATCAAACACTTTATCATCATAGTGTGGTGCAGCACCCAAGAAAAAAACTTTATCTAATACTGTATTAGCTAAAGGATATTTGTCTAAAGAATCTAAGTGTGAATATCCTGGATGTAATAGAATGTTTCCCGCAAAGTAATTTCTAGTTTGTATTTTATTTTCCTCCAAGAATGAAACTAATTTATCTTTAATAATTTTTGAGTTGCAAACTAGTGGTGTTCCAAACCAACATGTATCAGCTTTATCTAATTGGATAACCCCTTTTACACCATCAACATATTTTGTAATGATGTCTTCCATTTTTTTCTTATTTGATTTTCTTCTACTATCTATCTCGTCAAATTTTTCTAATTGTACTATTCCTATTGCACCTTGTAAGTCCATAGGTTTCAAGTTATATCCCATTGTTGTAAAAACATATTTATGGTCAATAATACCATCATAGGATTCTAACCAATTATCAAATCTTTTACCACAAGTACCACAAGAGAGTAAATTAGCCGAACCAACACAATAACAATCTCGTCCCCACCACGAAAAAGAAACAAATAGTTTTTTTATATCAGGGTTATTTGTACAAACCATTCCACCCTCACCAGTAGAAATATGATGTGCAGGATAAAATGAAGTTGACCAAGCAACATAATAATCACTTAAATCTTTTCCATCCCATTTAGACCCCAAACTATCACAACTATCACCAATTAATTGTATATTATGTTTTTTACATAGTTCAGATAAAAAATCCATATTCGGAGGATTACCTAGAACTGGTGAAACAAAAATACCTTTAGTTTTCTCAGTAATTTTACTTTCAATTTGAGTCAAGTCAAAATTTAGGGTATCATATTCAATATCAACAAATACTGGAACTAAATTATTTTGAACAATTGTTGAAATGGTTGTTGGAAACCCAACAGGAGAAACGATTATTTCATCTCCATCATTCCAGCCAAAATATTTTTTAAGTGCGGCAATTAAAACTAAATTAGCAGAACTACCAGAGTTGACCATATGAGCAAACTTAACTCCAAATTTTCTACTAAAATAGTATTCGAATTTACTAACGTTTTCGCCTGTCACAACCCACTTACCAAAAATTAAAGATTTTATTGCTGCCATAATTTCTTTTTCGTCCCAATATGGTCCAGAATATAATACTTGGTCTCTACCTGCTTCAAATTTCTGATTATATAAGTATTTTGGTTTATTATCCTTCAAGTACTCTGATAAATTGTCTACTAAATTTTGAATTTCCATTTTTTTTTATTTTTAATTTTTAAATTTTGAACCATGTTGTTGGGATTAAATTTTCGGTTTCTTTTGGTCCTTTTATCCCGAACCATTTTTTTGGTGTTATTATTTTTTTATTTGGATTTTTATTTAGGTATGCCCCCCACCAACTAAAACTACTATTCGAAATTATTATGTTATCTACAAGAGTCATTAGGGTCAAGTCCACAATTTCATTACTACCACTATAATAAAAAAAGTTTTCACCTATGAACTCATTTTTTACCCAATTGATGTCATCGGATATAAAAATATAACAACATTTACCTAAAATATCAATCCCCTCATAATAATATTCGTTTGAACAAGGTGGGTGAAATTCAGAATTCAAAAGATAATCCCCACGTCTGACATGTATAACACTTGTAGGTAAATTATTGGAGTTTATTTCATTTATGAAGTTTGTAAGTTCATTTATAATATCTTCATTAAAATCAAATAAATTTATAATTTCATTTTTAAAATCCTCAAAATATTTCTCACTCTGAAAATATCCATTTAGAAGAATATTATTATGATATTCGATTTCAGTATAACTGAATTTTGGTTCATAATAAATTTTGGAGGGGGTAAAATTATTTATATTGGTAACTTTTTTGAATAAAGTGTTTTGATACTTCGTAGATTTGAACCCTTGTAAAGGTGTGAAACATTTATCAAAATCAAAAACTGCTTTATCATTATTTCTTAAAGCTAACGCATATGCTGCAGCTATTTGAAACATTTGATTTCCTAACCCACCTTGTAAAAAACTTGAAACCATATTAATTAGTTTTACTTACTTGTTTATCATGAATTCTATAAAATAGCAAAGGTTCTTTTATAATATGTAATTTAGCACCATTTCTGTAACTTCTAATCCAAAGATTTTTATCTTCTCTTGGTATTTCTTGAGGTATATAAGGACCGAATTCTAACCAAAACTTTTTGGTATATGCAACACAAGGGTGAGCTAATGGTGTGATATCCATATTAAATAAAGTTTCTAAATCGTGATTTCCTAAACCAACTGGGGCACTAAAACTATAAATCCCATTTGTTTCTTTTGTAAAAACATATTCTGAGGAAACTATATCAATATCTCCATTTAAAATGTCAATTTGTTGTTGAAATCTATTTAGAGTATAAAAATCATCTAAATTTATATTAAAACAAATATCATAGTTTTCTTCTTTGAACACTAAGTCAAGAAGAAAATTCATTGCTTCGGCATGATTGTTCATCTTAACTTTGAAAAAAAAATGTTTTTTATTGATAGTAAATATTTCTTTCAAATTTGAACTATCGTCACCATAATTCAATTCAAAAATATCAAAATTAGTATAAGTTTGGTTTAAAATTGTATCTAAACACTTTTGAATCCACTCTTTTTTGTAGATTGAAAATATATTTGAGTGATATAAAATACAACAAGTTTTCATCATTTTGATAGAGGTTTATTCATAATATAATCGTATAATTTTCTTTCGTCATTTTTGATGTTTTGAATCATACTTGGTCTAATGTGTCTATAGTTAAATAATGGTAGAGGTATTCTAACTCCCTTATACCCATTATTTCCTATTCTCCACCAAAAATCATAATCCTCCCACCCTTTCATAGATTCATCATAACCTAACACATCGTCCCAAGCTTTTTTTCTGAACAAAGAACAACTTACAATAAAAGGCCCTCTTTTTAATCTACTCAATGACCATTCAGGTCTTTTTTCCATACCTTGTATAAAACCAATATGATTTGTATCACAATATATTGGACTCAAATTCTCATTCTTCTCAGCTTCATAAATTGCAAATAACAAATAGTTTTTATCAAATGTATCATCAACATCGTGTGGTAATATATAATATCCTTGTGAGGATTTAATAGCTGTATTTCTTGCTGCAGAAAGTCCTTTATTTCTTTCGTGATGTAAAACTTTAATATCACTATCTAAATTATTTAATATTTCCAAAGTTTTTGTATCACTCGACCCATCATTAATAACGATAATTTCTTTATTTGAGTATGTTAAATCTTTAGCCGATTTTATTGCCTCAGGTAAATATTGACCATCGTTAAAACAAGGGATAATGATACTAACTAGAGGACCTAAATTTTTAACGTATTTTTCTGTTAAAAATTTCAAACTCTTTTGATAGTTCTCTTGTTTAAATTGTTCAGAAACTTGTTGGGTTATATTGTTTTTATATTTTTCAATTATGTTATCTATGTTATTCAAATTACGAAACCAGTTCAAGTCAAATAAAAAACTATCATTACCAATCGACTCAAAATTTTCAATTGGTGTTGTTGGGTAACACTTTTGAATAAAATCAGTTAATTCATCATCGAAAAGTTGAATTACATCAAAATCAATTTCTTTTATTTTATACAACTGATTTATTTGTGTTGGTTGAAGACCATTTGGTGTGTTAATTTGCCATTTACCATCACCTAATTTATAACCGAAAGGTTCATTTATGGAACTTAAATTTATTCCTTCTCTTTTAGCTAAACTTGTTATTCTATTTCCCAAATTTGAACATATGTACAAATGATGACCTTTGTTTTTAAGTGACTTCACAAATTCGAAAATGAATTTTTCTTTATTTGATTCCCCATTAAAATTAGTGGTTGAAATTAATATTTTTAATTTCTCGTTGGGGTGTATTTTTCTATTTAAGAATACAGGTAAATTATCTTCATATTTTGATGTGAATTTAATTCTGTTTTCCTCCCATTTAGAATTAGTCATCCCAATCGACTTATGATTAATTCTAATCTCTGTTGTTACACCTATTTTAACACCCGACAAGTAGTTATCAAAACAAAAAGATACATCATAAAAATGAAATCCTTGAAACTCTTCATTGAATGTTTTTTTTATTCTATTTTTGTCAATAGCAAAAAACAATCCATCAACAACAACAACTTCCTCTAAATTACTCCCCAAATCTTGTGAATATGATGATAACCAAGTTTTACCATTATGTGTATGTGCTACTTTTCCATACATTTTTTTCATATCTTCCCACCATCTACCCGATGTGGACAAAAACTTTGTACCCGCAACACCAACTACTCCATAATCTAAATTTCTATCAAAAATTTTGAGTAGTTTGTTACCCCATTGATTAGTTTCAATAGTCAAATCATCATGACAGAAAACAACTATACTATTTGAGGCTTGTGATAAACCTCTATTATATGCCGAGGTTAGAGATTCACCATTATTAACGATTTCAATAACTTCCAACTTGTTATGTAAACCAGAAGTTTTAATTAAATGTTTTTTATGTTCTTCATTTGAAGTTCTTGTACAATATATTATAGTAATCATATTCCTGTTGAGCCAAATCCGTTATCACCTCTGTCTTTTTGACCTAAATCTTTCTTTAGTTCCAAATCAACATATTTTCCGTTTATTACTGGACATAAAACTGCTTGTGCAATTTTCATTCCTTTTTTTATTGTTACTTGGTCTGAATTCGTATTAAAAATTATAACTTTTACTTCACCCAAATAACCGCAATTATGTATCAAATGACTATTACAAAAGAAGTTATGATTATTACTTACTGTTATATCATAAGTTTGTTTTTTTTCTGATGTTATTTTTTTAATCTTCGTTGTTTTCATATATAAAATTTTTTAGTTCTTCAACTGAGTAAAACAATTTATAGTTTGGGTATTCTTTTAATGCAAATTGTTGTTTTACTAATACTTCCTCAGTTTCCCACCCCTTTAGTTCAATTAAAAAGATTTTACCATTGGCTAATTCAATGTAAAAATCAGGAACATAGTTTCTGTGTAGTCCATTATAAAAATATCTTATTCGAATACCATGTTTGTTCGTCCATCTTTTTATAAAATTAACTGAGTCAAAAAAAATCATAGTTTCCAATTCATATGAGGATGAATATAAAAAGGTTTCATTTTCCTTTGATTCATATTTTCCTGTTTTATATTTGTTACTTGTATTACTTAATTTACCTGTACTATATAATTCAGAAATAATTTTTGACATATTTTCCCTAAACTCTTTTCCTTTTTCACATCTACCATCACCCAACACTTTTACGATTGATTTGATTGTTTTTTGTCTATACTCCTCATTTTCCCATCTTTCTTTTGATGTTTTTGATATTTTTTTTATTCTATCTTCAGATTTGACCCACTCTTTAAATTTTTCACTTTTATGCCAATTGGTAAAACCTGAATAGATTTCGGGTGTTTCTTTATGTCTCTTTTTTATAATATTAGACATTTTATTTTTGAATTCAGATTTATTATGGGATACTTGTCTAGATTTTGTCATTTTTTGTTTATATTCAGTATCACTCCATTTAGTTTTTTGTTTCTCTGAAAATATTGTTGCATATTCTTTTGATTTAACTAAATTACCTGGATATAACTCTTTGTATTCTTTTGAGGTTAATTTATGTTCAAATTTTAAATGTTCAACAATTGAATATTGTTTTTCAATCCCACAAATTTTACATTTTACTGACATACTTATTATCTTTATTGATAAATAGTATCTTGGTTAAAAAAATACAATTATCTCATCATTTTCTTGTAAATCTTTGGCCAAAACAATCCCTTTATTTGTATAAATTTCTGAATTGGGGGTTACCTCAAGTACACCTTCTTCAGTCTCAATTTTCAATATATCTTGTACATTAGTGTCAAAAATTTTAAGAACAATATCTTTTTCAATTTCTAAACTTTTTTCATTGAATGAAAATACTATATCATTTATTTTTAAATCCTTAATATGTTTTTCACCATTTATAGTTAAAATTTTCATATCTTCAGAAAAACAATCCACAGTTCCTGGTGAATTTAATACAAATAAACCCTGATTTATTGCTAAACCACTTTTTGACCTTACTTGTATTTCATAACCATCTTTGATGTCAAAGGCCAATCCTGTTGGTATTAAAGCTCTACCTAATGGGTTTACAACAATTTCTTCTGTTGAGTACAAGTCAAAGCCTGAGTCACTTATATAATTGTAACTAGGGTCAATAGCATCGGGATTAAGTTTAGTGTAACCAAGTATTTGTTTGGGGACATAATTCAACATTTCTTGTTCTAGTTGTTTAATGTCAACTCCATAAGTTTCATAGATAATATTGTAATCTATTTCATCTTCCTTTCCTTTTAAATAATTTTGTAAATCATCGACTTGTTTAAACAAATCTTTCATATTTCCTTGCATTATCTGAGTTCTTTTAACTTTTTAATTATTTGAATTAAGACATCAACATCTTTTTCACAATATTCACTAATACCCTTGATGTTTTGTTTTTCCCAATATTCTGAGTGAACTTTATCACCTTTTACCTCACCATCCTTTGGAGTTGGTATATCCATAGTAGAACATAATAAATCGAGTGACCCAATTGAAGAATATGCCCCATATTGCCAAATTTCTTTGGTATCAATTGCTTTGATTTCCCAAGGTTTTGTATCATATGATGGAAGAAGTGCCGGAGGCATCAATCCATTAATAATCATACGTTTTGCCAACATTGGGATATCAAAGTTTTTCAAATTATGTCCACACAACCAAAAATCTAACTTTGCACATTTGTTTAATAAACCTTGAACATCTTTCAACAATTGATGTTCATTATCATTTGAAAATGTTTGTTTTCTAACAGACCCATCATCTAAAACAAATGCAAAACTAACACAAATAATTTTTGCAAATTCAGGAACTAAACCAGCTCTACTTGAAAATACAATATTTTTTTGGTCTTCTTTAATTTCGTTATCTTCAGGAAACCTTTTCAAGAACCAATCAAAATATTTGTCAAATTGGTCAGCCACAGATGGGTTTAAATTAGAACACACATCATAGTTGGGACAACCCCCAACTGTTTCAATGTCCATAAATAAAATCTTAGTAATTGGTTGTTTGATTAACATATATTTTTATTTAATTAGTGATTTGTACCATTGAGCTCTATCTCTTGTAACATTTCTTAAATCATATTTGTCTTTGACTGACTCATATAATCTCTCACCCAAATCTACGATTAAATTCGGATTATTTACAAGAAATTTAATATTTTTTGCCCAATCACTATGATTTCTTTCTTCCTTAACTAACAAAGCATTTCCATCAGTAAAATTACCAAAACTTAAAGCGTGTTTGAGGTCAATTGTATAAGGTCCTACTTCAGATGCAATTAATGCTTTTTTATAAAAACCAGCCTCAATAACTTTCAGTTGAGATTTTACTCTATTGAATATATGGTTTTTGATTGGTGCCATTGATATATCAAACTTTGAATAGTTAGTTGCATAAGTATTGATTGGTTTAGTCCAAACTCGTCTATATGGTAAATCACTTATATTTGGGTATTCTTCTTCTTTAAACTGAAGTAAAAATTGTTTGTAGTTATCATCAATTGTACCATATTTATTCGTGAAAATTTCTTCATATCTCGCCCAAACTGTTTCGTCAGGGTTGATTGGTCTTTGTTTCTTTTCACCTGTTTGTTGGTTTATTTCAGTAATTGTACCTCTTGTATCAAAACCACACAACACATATTGTACCTTATCCTTCAAAGATATATTCTTTGAGACAAATCCCTCTAACAATTTCAAGTCATGTAAGTGAGATGAACCACCTAACCAACCAATTCTTATTCTATCTGATTTCTCAGTAGGTTGTTTAAATTGACTTTCAGTTGGGTCGATTGCATTTGGGAAAATGACAACATTTCTATTTAATTTTTTGATTTCATCAGCAAAGATATTTGTAGTTGTAGTAACATAACTTGCAACTTTTAAATTTGCCATAATTTTCTCATGGATTTTGTCTTGTACAATCAATGTATGAATTGGGTGCTCCTTTCCTGGTAACCAATAATCATCCAAATCTACAATAACAACAATACCTATTGATTTCAAAAAATTAATAATACTTGGTGTATGTTCGTAACTATTACCAATATTCCTATGTATATGAACAATTTGATATTGTTTCCAATAATTTACATCATTAATTCTAGGTTGATAATCAATATCCACGTGGAAGTCATCTGGATACATATTTTGTAACATTACATGGGGGTCTACACTTCTGAATTTTCCAACTCCGGTCGTGTCTGAGGGGGTTACTAGAACTCTAATTTTTGACATATTTTTTAATAATTTTGTTTAATTTTTTATCATCTGAGAATTCACGTTCCCAGATAACTTCTAAATTATAACCCATTTTTTTCAAATAATCAATTCTTAGTTTATCCTCGTCCCATATTTCTTTTGCTGTCTTTTTTTTGTGCGGGTGAAAATAATCAGATTTATATTTTTTGGGATTACAATGCCAATAATCACCATAAAATTCAATAATTAAATTGTATTTTTCAATAAAAATATCACATATAAATCTATCAATAGACACAGTTCCTTTAGCATCTATTCCCCTATTTTTAATTTCACTCAACAATTTTTTTTCCAATTTAGACACACAACTTTGTTTTGGTGGATTTTCAGATATTTTTTTGGAAATTAAATCGAGTGTTTGTTTACTATGTTTTTTCCCATAAAAAGGATTTCCTTTACCTCTCTGTAATAATAAACTACAAGATTTACAATTACTACTTTTTTTTATTGAGTTGTAATAATTACGACACAATACGGATTTATTTTTCGAGGTTTTTTGGAATTCGTTTTTACACATCTTACACGTCCATGATAATGTAAATTTGTCACCAACTTCTTTTATTTTTAAACATTTACATCTATCTTTATACCTCGTTAGTTTGTGTTTTTTTATTACAGCTAATATCGTAGGTTTAGATAACCCCACTTTACGTGAAATCATTACAGAACCCAACCCTTTTTTATATTCCTCTATTATAAATTTTTCAGTTTCAATGTCCATAATCAATATATTTTATATTATATAAATATAAACGTTATGTCAAAAGGAAAGTATTACCCTCTAAAAAAACGAAACCCCACAACTTGAATTTCTTCAGGGGATGTGGGGAATAAGAATTATGAAAAAAATAAATTATTTAACTTTTTTAATACGTGTTACTTTTCCTTCGAAAATGTGACTTCCAACTTTAAATTGGAACATATCATTTGTTTTATTTGTACTTTCAACTAACAGACCATTTTCACCTAACACTTCTTCGATAGTTTCTCTAATTAAATCTTTTAGAACATTTTTATCCAAGTTGGATGTTACATTCTGTGATTTCGTTTCTTGTACAACTTTTTTTGGTTGGTATGGATTAACATTATTAGCAATGTCATTGTTCATTAATCTTGCTGCTTTTTCAACCAATTCATTACTTAAAACTGAACCCCCACCACCCATATTGTTTGGTTGATTGATTGGATGTTCAATCATTAATCTTTTAATTTCATCAGGTAATTTAGATGATAGAATTCTATCCTTTGTATTTGTGTGTTGTGGTATTTGTTGTTTAGATTCATTAACACCCATAAATTCCTGAGGTATGTTGAATTTAGCTTGTGGTACGTCAAATTCTCTTACATTAGTATCAAAATTCATATTACCCCCACCATTTGTATTTCTAGGGGTCTGATTATGACGTTCCATAATCTTTTTAGATATAGCTAATTTGTTCATTAAATCATTTTCGTTCATATAATATTTTTAATCAAATTTGGCATTTATTATAACTCTATTCATAGATTTGTCTCCACTTGGATTATAGTTGGGTCTAGGAGTTTCAAAATTATTTCCTGTTGGTGTTAATGACATAATCCTATCCAATCTAAAAAGTCGCCAACTTGGTAGTGGTTTTTCTCCTTTGAATCCTCTATGGGAAGCTCCCTCCAAATCCCAAGCTCTAAGAACTGGATTACCTTTTTTTGAATAACCAAAACATACGGGTTCGATTTCTCTTAAACCACGTCCACCTGGTTCTTCTCCATCATAATAAATAATAACTCTATTTTTATTTCTAATTGAGTTAATTACGGATTCGATAGAAGCTACTTCTAAAATAAGATTTTTGGTTATGTTGTAAAGTTTCATTACGCTGGTGGAGTTGTATAAGGTTTGTTTACTTGATACTCGTTCACTTTGATTTCATTTTTTCTTTCAACAATGTCAGTACGAGTTCCAATGTTTTGATTATAAACATCTAAGAAATTACCAGTACCTCTACCTTTTTCGTCACCATCAGATAAAGCATTTGGATTAACTGAAGAATATTGATTATTCGTTGCATAATCATTTTTGGGAAAAAGTTTTTTTCTTTCAGCTTCAGCGATTCTTGACAACTCATTATCAGGTTGTGCAAAACTTAAAGGTTCTACTTGAGCCATATTAAATTAATTTTTTTATTAAATCATTTATCCTTTTAAGGTCTTCAGTTACTTGTAAATTATATTTTTCCAAGGTATTTGAATGACTTTTACTTGGTCTATTAGTTGTTGTGAGATTATTTTTTTGATGTGGTTGTATGTATTGATTTGGTAAAACAACTGATTTTATTTCTTTTCCTAATGAAATATCATCTCTCATCGATTTCAACATATTATTTACCCAACCTTTAACATAGTGACCACCATTTAAAATAAAAGGTAAATCATTCTGATGTCCGTTAAAATTATCAAAGAAGTTCTTCATTCTTTTGAGTTGTTGATATGTTACAAATCCGGTATCTCTGAGTTCTCTATTTCTTCTAAATCCTTCTGTACTTTCATCGGCACCAATAGCATTATCATTACATTGTTTAAGATAAACAATAACGTCTTCAGGTAATTCTATTTTTTTGCCGTATAAATCTTTATTCACTTTTTTTCAAAACATTAATTAGTTTATTCAAACTTATACCTTCTTTTTTTGCTAATTTTTTGATACTTTCTAAGTTCTTAATTAAAATTTTAGATAAACTATCAACTTTCTCAATAACTTCACCATCACTACCCCCCAACTTATTAGTTATAATATCTTCGACCATTTTAACCATTTTGTTTTTCTTTTCTTCTTCAATTTCTTTTTCGGTCAATCTTTGTTTTAATTTTCCTTTTCTTTTTTTTACATTTGGAATTTTACCTAGTTGTTTTGTTCTTTGAATTCTTTCTTCAGGGTCTTCCACACCCATCTTCTTAAAAGTTTTAAGTGTTTCTTTGAAATCCTTATTTTTAGTTTCTTCATATCCAAAAGCATCGGACATATTTTCTTCGTCAATAACTTCACCATCTTTATTTTCACTTTCACCATAATAAACACGATATCCTCTTGTAACTGGGTCGTTTGATATTCTTGCAGCAACCACTGTTTGGTCCATAGTTTTTTTAGGTGTAAGATACTGATTCAAAAAAGGAATCTTAGAACTTAAAAAAGTACCATCAGTGTCAATCAACTCATCTATTTCTTTTTTGGAATATTTTTTTCTTGATTTGGTTATTTTTTCAACTTTACTGACAACATTTTTTAAGTTTTCTTTTTTAAATTTTTTCTTAGTTGGTTTTTTGTCTTCAGTTAATAAATTGTAGGTTGTATAGGTCAACGAAAAGTTTTCCCCATCACCTTCGATAATGAAGTGATAATGGTCATTGAAATATTCTTTTCTGAATTTGTTCATTAGTAATTTTTCTTAATAAATACTTCGTATCAAAGTATTTATTCTAAAAAAGAATGTCATATCAAAACATAAATCAGTTTAACCCATCAAATTGGTTTTTGAAGCTATCATTGGAGACACAAGATATGTCTCTTACTTCTGATGAAGTAAATTTTAACCAAGAGGTTGTTTTTTCACCATATTTGATTGCTCAAACATATGGTAACAGATTACCTTTTTATTTTGATATTAATAGTACGGCATCCACTCAAAATTTAATTTTGACGTACAAAAATTATAATTTCAATAATGTTTTTATTTCTGAAAACTACTATAACCCAAAAAATGAAGTTTTAAGTTGTCAATTGTCAGGTTCATCTTGTGACATTGGTTTGACAGGAATTGACAATGGTTTGGTTACTGGTATGTCAGCACAAACTATTGTTTTCACAGATGGTCTATTGCCAAGTAATTTAGAATTCAACAGATTGTATTTTGATAGAAGATTGAAGTTACACCAAGTTACAGGATTTACATCTACCAACTTGAGATTTTCAGGTTTCGATAAAAATATTTTGTATGAAGTTGTAAGTAAGGAAAGTCCATATGTCGGAAGATACCACGAATTATATGGTGGGTTTTATCAAGGTTTTTATAAGTTATTTGGTTACGACTACAATATTTTCCCTGAACGAATGAACAAGGGATGGGCTGTTGAATTACTTTTGAAACCAAGATTAACAAATGAGTTTTCAGGTACAACTGGTGAAACAACCCTAAATGAAATATATCCAAACAATAAAAATATATTCTTTTACATAGGAACAAGAGCCGAAAACAAATTCTATCACCACGCAGATGGAAGTCCTATTTGTGATTCAGGTTATACAAGAGTAACATCAGGTTTAACTAAACTTCAAACTTGTGCTTGTTGTAATTACAACATTACAAATAGTAGATGTATATATGTTTATCCCCCTCGTTCAGTAAATGGTGTACACGACCCTCAGGTCAATTACGGATGTGATAAGTGTGGTGGTCACCCTGAAACAAAGATTAGTTGTGGTTGTGGATGTAATGAGTTGGCTTGTCAAACTTGTGGATGGGAATGTCAAACACATACTTGTGATGTTACTATACCAGTAACTCCGACACCTACACCAACACCAAGTCCAACACCATCTTGTAATCCTTTCCCACCACAAACAACTTGTACACCTACTTGTACAAATTGTAATGATTGTTCGTCTTGTAATGATTGTACGACATCAGGGTTTACATCTATTGAGGACACTTGCGAGAAGAATCCATTGTTGGATACAATGTCGAATGCTTTGGCCATAAAATTATGTGGTGACCCTAAGAATCCTGGTATTGGGATTAGATTTTTAAGATTTACAGGTGGATGTGAAACTACGGGTACTTGTACAACTGGTATTACATATACAACTGGTTATACAATAACAGAAATATGTACACCACCGATATATCCAACTTGTTTACAAGTAAATCCTGCTTGGTTGGATTTGGAACATTGGTTTCAGGTTGATGTTGTTTGGGAAAGATATAATTTCTTGGATGAGTGTGATTTATATTGGAGAGGTGGATTGGGTGACATAACTAAAAAGTTATTTTTGGAGGGATTGGTAAATAATTCTGTATCGTTGATTGCTCCACCATACACAAGAAATGAAACTGCTTTACAAGTTGAGTTGATTAACTTGAATGAGAAGTGGTTACAAGAGGGTAAATATAGAAAAGGTAGGTTGAAGATTTATGTTAATGGTAAGATATTTTATACAATAGAGGACTTTGAGGAGATTATACCTAGAGCTTTGAACACTGATAAAGAAAAACAAGTTGGTGTTCCATTTAATATATCTTGGGGTGGTGGTACACAAGGATTGAGGGAGAACTTAACATTTACATCATTAAGTAATCCTGATGGTCCTTATCAACAAGACCCTGAATGTTTTCCAATTAATGATTTAAGTGGAACAACATTGAGTGGGTTAAATACAAATATATTAATTGAACAAAACTTTGCTGGTACATTTGAGGGGGCAATATCTCAATTGAGAATGTATGTTACTCCATTATCAGCACCAGAAGTGAAACATAACTTCAATTTGTTAAAAACTCAGTTTCAAATGTTTAATCCTGATTGTCCTGATTGTTCAACAATAGTTTGTGAACCTGATGATTTCACATTCACAATAAATTAAAAATATGTAATTATAGTATGAGTCAATCAATAACAATTAGTAGTATAAATTATAGTGGGGAACAAACAAGTATTGTGTTTACACCACAAGGGACTACTAATGTGTTTAACTTGGGGGTTCAAACTCTACCTTACACATTTTCATCAAATACATTGACACCTCCACAAGAGATTTATGGGACTTATAGTATTTTATCATTGAGTGGTGATTGTTTGAGTATTTTGAATGTACCAAGGCCAACACCAACCCCAACACCTACTATTACACCTACAAGGACTCAAACTCCAACTCCGACATCTACTGTCACACCAACACCGAGTTATGACCCTTGTAAAGTACCAACTCCGACACCAACAACGACACAAACACTTACACCGACACCAACGATATCTGTTACACCAACAGTTACACCAAGTAGAAATCCTTGTGTAACTCCAAGTAAGACACCAACTGCGACACCTACACCTACTAAAACACCACCAACAACGGCAACACCAACAGTTACACCTACTATAACACCGACTAATACACCAACGAATACGGTGACACCAACGACTACACCTACTACAACACCAACGGTGACACCTACGATTACACCAACATCAACTGTGACACCAACACCTTCAGTGAGTCCTTTAGGACCTGAATCACCAAAAATATATTATGGTAAGTTCAGTGGTTCGTCAATTACTTCAGGTGAAACGAGTGGATTAACTAGTGGTTATACAAGTAATCCTGTTAATAGTGCTGTTGTACTGCCAAGTGGTTCAAGTGGTGATTATGGATATATTTTAATACCAACTGGTTTAACACAACCAAGTGAGTTTAGAGATAGTAGTGCGGGATGTTTAGGTAGTTTAATACCATTTAATAACATAGGTACGATAATTATAGTAGACGCTAATGGGTTTAGCATAACATACAATGTATATAGGACATTCTTCCCATTTGTTGCAAGTGTGAGTGTGTGGTTATGTCCTTAAAAATTAAATAATAATGGGTTCATTTAGTTTATCAGGGGGTGTTGAGGTTTTTGGTTTTATTTCTCCGAGTGATACAACGGATACATATCCGGTGATAGACCCCTTATATGGTATTGATGGATTAAGAAATGTTGATTTATTAAGTGATTTAAATAACATACCAACTTTGAGAAGAAGAGCTGGTATGGTTGTGGGTATAGGTGGAGGTACGACCTATTATAAATTAAACTTACCACCTTGGACAAATACATTATCTGATTGGTCTATTTTTAATTCAGGTGGTGGTAGTGGAACATTTACTGGTGGTACTGTGTCAGGTGCGACTATTTTTTTGGATGGACTAACAGCAAATACAATAAGTGGAGGAACTTTTTTTGGGGATGGAAGTGGTTTAAGTGGATTGACTGATACATATGTGACTGGTGCAACATTTAGTGGAACATCGTTAATCATTTCCCAAAATGAGAATCAACCCAACATAACAGCAACTTTATCATCAATATCATTATCTGGTGCATTATCTTCAATAACATTCAATATTGTTTCAACAGCAGGAATTTCGGCTTCAACAATATCTGCAACAACATATCAAAATTTACCACGAGATGTTTTTGTAACTGGCGGTACATTTAGTGGTGGAAGTATTGTTTTTACAAATAATACTGGGGGAACATTCAATGTTTCAGGTATTTCTTCTTTTGATACATTTGTTACTGGATTTACATATTCTAATAATACATTCACAATATCAAGGAATAGTGGTTCAACTCTAACCGCAAGTATTAATAGTGTCACAGGTTGGACAGTAAATGGTAATACAAGTATTACTGGGAATTTAATTGTAACGGGAACATCCGCTTTGAATGGTACTATTTCTTCATCAGGATTGGCTGGTTCAACAGATAGAATGGTTCAAGTTAATTCAGGTGGTACTATTTCAGCAAGTGCCGATATTATACCAGCATATATAACTTCAGGTGGAACTATTGCCAATTTATTAGATGACACAAATAATTGGGATATAAATGGAAATTACACTGGGTCAATTATAACGGGAACATTTCAAGGACAAAAACATTACAATAACAATTATTTTTTTGAAGCAGTTGCTGATAATCTCTTTATTAGATTTATTAGAGGATAATGATTGTAAAATATGGAAATAATGTTACAAGTTTTAATA